TAATATTAACTAAACAGCCAAACCGTTTTTTCGCTGTGATTCAATGAAAAAAACGCAAGAAACTTACATCTCTTGCGCTAAACTCATCGACCGCTGCGGATCGTAGAATATTTCGTTGTCGTAGTCGGTGGCGATTTTGATGGTGTCTCCCTTCCGGAAAAACCGGCTCTTGGCCACATGCAGGCGCATCAGGCACTCTTTCCGCTCGGCAGACGACTGGTTGAGCGATATAAGGTGCGTGCAGGGGCGCGCCAGTCCCTTCGCCTCCGAACAGTTGTATTCGGTCAGCACGTTCCGCTCGTTGTTGAGCCAGTCCCGGTCTTCGATGGTACTCTGGTAAGTCACTACCATCCACACGTTCTCGTCCGCCGCCAGGTCTTTGAGGTCGTTCGCTACGGCAATGCGTTTCGAGCGTTCGTGCTCGGCTCCCCACTGGCGGCGGGTGGCATCAGTGAGCAGGTCCATCGAGTCCACGATGACCACATCGGGCGAGTAACCGTTGATTTTGCGGTATTCGGCAATGCCGTTTTTGATGTCCATCGTCGAGATGCGGGCGGCGAAACGCGGGAACGAACGCACCGTGATACTGCCGGCGTAGCCCATCACCAGCTCCTCGAAGTGCTTGAACTCCCGGTCGGAAATCTTTCCCTGCTCGAAGTAGTAGGCATTGCGGGAAATCATCCCGCCCGAATAGGCGTCCAACGCCTCCTGCTCGGAACCTTCTAACTGGTAATGCAGCACATGCAGCCCGTCGTCGATGTCGGCGCGGATGCCGATGTGCTTGGCGAGATGGGATTTGCCCACACCCGTCGATGCCAGAAAACAGGTCAGTTGCCCCCGAAGGTTCCGGCCGCCGTTCAGGGCGTCGAGGTACGGGATGTAGAAGCGGCACACCTGCGGCAGTCGGTTTTCGCGGCTCTCGGCTTCGCGGCGGCGGTTGTGCTCGAAACGCTCGCGGAAGGTTTTCGCCACATCCACGAATGCCGTGGTGCGGAGCGTGAACGACGAGAGCCACCCGGCATATTCGGCGAGCAGCGCCTCGGCCTTGTCCTGACGGTTCTGGTTGTAGAGCTTGCCGACCTCGGTATAGACTTTCTGCAACCGCACGCCCTTGATGTAGCCTTCGAGCAGGTCGGTAAGGGATTCCGTGTTGGTGTTCTCCTCCTCGTACTCGCGGAAGGTCTCCAACAACTCGATGGCATCGTAGTCGCCCTGGAATGTCTGCGAGAGCGTGGCATACGTCGGCGGGGACTTGTAGGTGCGGTAGTGGTTGGCGATGACCTCCTGAATTTTCTGGAAGCTGCGGTCCGGCAGGTATTCCGTGCGCATGTTCTCCGCCACCACGCCGCACAAGGTATCGTAGCGCAGGGCGGCGGCATAGAGTTCGTAGAGGAATTCCGCCGATAAAGGATTGACAGGTGCGTTTTTCATGGGCGGTTCCTCCTTTCAGTTTCTTCGCGGCGCAAGCGGTAGAGCTCTGGATAACGGGCGGCGGTACGCTTGCGGCAGAGCTCGGCGCGGGAGCATGTCCGGCAAGCGTCCGAGAACGGATTCCACAGCAAGGTCGAAATACCGCAGACGTAATAGCCCACAGGCGTGTTCACCACCCGCTGTTTGGTCGCCTCCTCGTATGCCGGATCGAGGAACTGCCACAAGGGATGTTCCCGACGGTCTTTAAGCAGCAGCGGCAAGGCGGTGCGACTGAGTCCGGCCTGCTGAAGCCATCGGTCCTCATGGTAACGGCGCACCGGTGTGGTGGCGGCAAAGCGCTCCCGGGCTTTGGGCCCGAAGGAGTGCGACGGCATCCATCGGCACGACAGGTAGCTTTCGTCAAACCGGCTGATGGCATGCACCTGGCAGATGCAGAAGTCCGCGATACGCTCGTCGGAGAGCTCCCCGCCGCTGTGGGTGCGCAGGAGCTCCAAACAGGCCGCTACCGTCCGCCGTCCCGACTCTCCGCCGGGAAAGCGGAACGAGGCGTCGATGAGCCGGCGCACGAGCGTCTCGAACAGTGATACCGTTACACGGGTCTTATCGTTTCTCTCCATCGGGCGTAATGAGTTTGCGCATCTGCTGTTTCGCCAGGAAAATCCGGCTCTTCATCGTGTCGAGGCTCCGGCTTTTCATATTGCCGTTGCGGTATGAAATCTCGACGATCTCTTCCAACTTGTATCCCGCCTGTTGAAGCAGCAGGGCTTCCCGGTAGATGGGTTTGAGCGAGTCGAGGGCGTTCAGGATGTCATCGTTGTAAAACTCCCGGTAGTTCTCCATCCCCATAGCGTTGCCGTGCGTGTCGTCTTCATCGGTCAGCGACGAGGCCAGCGAATAGACGTCCACGTTTTCCGAAACGGGCAGGCGGCCGTGACGGCGGTTCTGCTCCATGACGAACCGTTTGGTCACGATGTGTATCCAGTTGAGAATGCTCCGCTGGGGATCGTAGGTGGTGATGTACTTGAAAAAGTTCACTAATGCCTCGCTGTAATTGTCTGCAATGTTCTCCTGCAAGTAGGTGTAACGGATGCAGAGCCGGTACACCAGATTTTTGTTGGGCAGGATGTAGCGGTTGAACAGCTCGGTACGCAGTTCGATATTTTTTAACTCCTCTTCCGGAAGTGGCTTTCCCTGTTGCTCCATAGGCCGACGGATTGATGGTTCAATCTGAATCTCAATCTGTCAGCAACTCTATGTGCGTCAATTCTATAAATGTTTGTCATAACTTCTTAAATACGATATTTGCGGATATAGTAATGATAAAGATGGCAGGCGTCGGCGGCGTTGTCGTCGGGGGCGTCGTAGCGGTATTTCTCGCGGCAGGAACGAATCATCTGCTCCTTGGTCGCCCGCCCGTCTCCGGTGGCGAATTTCTTCAGCGTGGCCGGGTTCACGAATTCGGGCTCCGGCAGGTCGAGTTCATCGCAGACCTCCAGCAGGATACCCCGCAGCTCCGCAAGGCGGCGCAGGTCGTAGAAGTGGCGGTTCACTGCCACGTCCTCGGCTACAATCCGACGGATGCCGTAACGGCGGATAAAGGCCATGAGCATGACGCGGAACGCGCCGTGCATCTTGTTGCCGTTGCGGCGTTTCGACTCGGCGAAGTTCCACGTCCCGCTCTCATGCTGGCTGTAATAGCCGGCCTTGGTCGCCACATCCAACGCCAAAACCTGTTCGCGGCCGATGTTATCCGATACGCGATTCTCCATGCTCCTTGACGATTACCAATTTGTTGGGATAACCCTCCGCGACGTTCCCGTGCGATACGACGAGCACGGTCCCGCCGAGGGCGTTCAATGCCTCGAACATCGAGGCCAGACCGGCCTCGTCCACCGCTTCCAGTATCTCGTCGAGAACGAGCAGGTCCAGCCCCTTTTCGTCATCGCAGTTGGCGTTGACGAGCTTTTGCATGGCAAGGATTGTCGCCAGATTCACGCGGGCGGCTTCGCCTGCCGAGAATTTGCCGAACGAGCCGCAGTCCACACCGTCACGCAGCAATGAAATGGAGATTTTCTCGCGCACCTTGCCGCTTTTGAGCACCGTGTAACCGTCGAAACGGATGCGGATGTCGCTGCCGATACCGACGAGGAACTCGTTGGTAATGCGGCTGAGGGCCTCGATTTTCGTGTTGGCCAAGTAGGTCTTGAACTGCACGAAACGCTCGCGCTGTACCTCCAATGCCCGCACTTTGTCGTCCACGTCGAACTTGCGTCTGGCGGTCTCCATCGAGTGCTGTTTTTCCTGTTTCAGCGTGGCGCGGAGCGACTGGGTCAGGTCGGTCGCAGCGGCTTCGTTTACCTCGCGGATGGTCTCTTTCAGGGTGTCCACGGCACACTCTGCCGAACGGATGTCCTCCTCAGCCTTGCGCTTCTCCCGACCAAGTGCGGCATTACGCTCGTCGATGAAGCCGAACACTTCGTCGAATACCTTGCGGCGGATGCCGTCGATCTCCTCCTGCATGGCGGCAATCCCGGCTTGGGTGCGTTTGCGGTTATGCTCCGCATCCTCGACGCTGCTCGTGGCACCGCGCACCGCACGCTCGTGTTCCGACAGTTTCTGGTCCCAATCCCGATGCTTGTTCTCCATGTTGCGGCGTTCGGTGCGGATACGGCTCTGCTGCATCTCTACCTCCTCGGATTGTTTCTCCCCGGCCTCTATGCAACCGTTCACCTCGGAGAGTTGTTGCTGGCGAAGACGCAGCTCCTTCGTTCCCGCCTCGATGTCGAATCCGGGGTGAGCTACCAGGAACTCGTGCCCGCAGGCAGGACAGGTAATCGAACCGGCCAGTTTGTTGGACAGCTCGTCGATACCTGCCGAGACGGTACGGCGCTTGCGGCGCAGCTCGTCCAGACGTCCGGCAAGGTCGCGCAACTGGCTGTCTATCTCCTGCAACCGCGACCGATAGCCTGCCGTCTGTTCCTCGTACTGCGAGCAGAAATCGGCGTAATCCTTTTTGAACTGTTCCCACGCCGCACGTTTCTCCGCCAGCGTCCTTTCGGCGTGCTTGACCGCAGCGTCGAGGTTGTCAAGAGAGGCACGGGCGATTTCCATATCCTCCTTTTTGAGCCGGAGGGTACGGTTCCAGTCTGTGCGCTGGGCATTCGGGAAGAGCGGCATAAACGCTTCGATGGCTTTCAGGCACTCTTCCAACGAGGTGTCCGAAGATTCCAGCTCCTGCAACGCTTCGTCCGCCTGCCGGACTTGCTCCATCATTCCGTCGGTTTCGTCCGCCGACTCTTTCCGGGCACGTATCTGTTCCCGCTTGGCAGCGATGGAGGCTTCGAGCTCCGCAATGCGGGTCGCACGGGTGCGCCCGCGCTCTTCACCCGCCGCCGTCTCGCGGTCGATCTGCTCCTGTAACATCTCGATACGCCCGTCGATGCCTGCCAGTTCGAGGTTTATCTGCTGCTGCTCGCGCCCAAGAGGTTCGATGTCCTCCTCGACACGGGCAATGGCTTCGTCCACGAGAATGCCGTTCGAAAAGCGGTTGATGATTTCTTTTTTCTCCCTGTCCGAGGAGGACAGAAAGTCCTCGTAACGGTATTTCGAAAGGATAAAGTTGTTCAGCAGCTCATCCCGCGTGATACCCAATTTGTCGAGGATGTAACGGTTATAGGCATCGACCGAGGGCTGCACGGCCTCGTCCGTCTCCACGTTCTTGCCGCCTCGCCGGAGCGTGCAGGCAACCGTCGATGTCCCTTTGCGGGGAATGCAGCGTGAAACGACAAGTTCCTCATTGGAAGCATCGTTTGCCAGATGCAGGTCGATACGGCACTCCTCGGCAGCATCGTTGATGATCTCCTCCGAGCGTATCTTGCGCAGCGGACTGCCCGTGATGCCGATGGCGATGCACTCCAACAGGGCGGATTTTCCGGCACCGTTCGACTGCTGGGAGTCGTTGTCGCGGTTATCGCCGAATATCAGCGTCGTAACGCCTTGCTGCAAGGTGTACGATAAATGACGGAAAGCACACAGGTTTTCCGCCTCTATGGTTTTCAGTTTCCACATGGTCTGTTCTCGATTTTAGATAAGTATTCCAGTCCGACAGCCACCACGTCGATCTGCTTCTCGCGGCAGAACTCCTCGTAGGTCTCGCGGATACGGCGGCTGTCGAATTTTTCAAAAAGGGACGATGAAACAGTTTCGAGCAGCTCCTCGTCATCGGCGATAAGCTCTACCTTAGTGGCTCCGGCTTCCAAGAGCGCAGCCTTATCCACCGATTTCATGGCCGCCTGTGGGGCATGGACCCGCACCTTGACCTTGTAGCGGCCGTCGGCATCGATCTCCCTGAGCTCGTCCATGAGGTGCAAACCCGCCCGCTCGGCCGACACGTCCAGCACTTTGTAGCGCGTGTTCACCTTGTTCTTGATGAACTCGTGCGTACCGTCGGTGTAGATGACCGTGTAGCCCTTCTCTTCGTCCTCGCCGAAGTTGTGCTGGCGGCTCGACCCGATATACTCGATACGGGTTTTCGGGATGATGCATCGGTTGTGGTAGTGCCCAACGAATACCTTGTCGAAAGCCTCGAAAAGGTGTACGGGCAGTTCGTTGTCGGACGGCTGGGACAGTGCCCCGTTGATGCCTTCATGGATGTACAGGTAGTTCAACCGTTCGGGGTTGAGACGCACCCGCTCTAATTTCTCCGGGAAGCTGCCGTTCTCCGGAAAGTAAGCGACCATGTGCAGGATGAACCGCTGCCCGTCGGGACAGGGCAAGGCGATGTAGTCGTCCGCGACCAGCACGTTGTCGTGTTGGTCGAAGATGTGGCAGTAGCCGCGCGGCGATTCCTGGTTTACCTTGTCGTGGTTGCCGTTGATCATCGTGACGCGCATACCGTACTCGGCAGCCAGCAGCAGGGCGTCGTGCACGGCCAGCAGCACATCGAGGGTCTGGGCGGCACGGCTCAGAAAGAGGTCGCCGCCGAGAGCGATGTCCCGGATGTCCATCTTCCGGCAGATGTCGAGGGCCTCCCGCCAGTTGGCTGTAAATTCGGGTATGTTATCTTTGGATACGTGTATGTCGTTCAGTAACAACAGACACGGATAATTCTTTTCCTTTGGCATAAGCATGTGATGTAGGAAAGGGAAGCGCAGCACGAGGCTGCTCCTTCCCTGAAATGAATAACTCTATGTGTCTGTTTACCTGCGGCGGCGACGGGGTTCCTCCTCGGCCGGCGGTTCGGGAGCTTCCTCCTCTTCGGAAGGGACGGGACCCTGCATCGCCTCCTCGATCATATCCAGCAGGTCTTTGTTCGAGGTCGAACGGGTCACGCGGATCTGGAGACCTTCCTGCTCGATGTAGGCGCGGATAAGCCCGCGAAGTTCCTGCCCCTGCTCGGTGCGGTCGCTTAACCCCTGCTCCTGCAAGCTGTCGAACCGCTCGAACAGGTCGTCGAGGGTGGCGGCTCCGGCCGCCGGGTTGTCCTTGTTGTCTTTCGTGCGTTTGTCGAACGAGAAGGAACTGGTGTCTTCTTTCGGGAGGGCTGCCATGATGGTTTCGATGGCCTCCTTCATCTCGTCCGTCTCCATGATGGCCATGCCGTAACGGGCATCGCACTGCTTGAGGTACTCAACGGTCGCCTCGGCCTGATAGCGCGAGTAGCGGTAGATGATGTCGGGAATGCGGGGCGCGGAGAGCAGGGCCGAAAGTTCCTCCTTCGAGAGCACGTCGGTGTCGCTTTCGTTGTCGATGCTCACGAGGTATTCGGTCTTGCCGCCGTTCTTTTTCTTCTCGATTTCTACCGGATAGGCATCGTGTACCGAGCACACGGGACAGGGATGGTTGGGATTCTTGGCCAGTTTCTTCTGCCAGAGTTTGAATTTCCGCTCATCGAGGTCTTTGAACTGGCTGTGCGAGAGCGTAAGAAGCTGGAGCCCTTTGGCCCGTTCGTCGAGGTCGAGGACGTAGAGCGCGTGGCCGTAGCTGTATTTGAGACCGCCGCCGAAGCTGCCGCCCCCGATTTTCTCGGCCAGCTTGTCGTCCCCCTGTGCCTTGGCCTCCGCCACGGCGGCCTTGCGGTAGATGTCGATCAGGTCCAGCGGATAACCGGCATCGGTAGCTCGCGGAACGGTCACGTACAGGTACGAGGCTTTGCCGCCTGTGGAAGGCTTCTCCAGTTCGAGCAGCAGTTGGTGGACGGGGAATTCGTAACCCGGACGGGCAAGGACGCCGTCGGTGGTCGGCGCGATAGGCAGCACGCGCAGGCGGTACACGCCCAACTTGTCCATGCGGAAGAACTCGGTGCGGGCGAATGCCTTGTTCTCTTCCTGCGCCCGCTGTTGCGCTTGGGCATAGGTCTCCTGCGAGGCAAGGAATAAATCCTCCACGGAAACCGGATTCTCTCTTTCAAGATTTTCGTCTTGCATAGTGTTGAAAGTGATAAAATTACTAATGCCGAAGAATCTAAAAGACGACGAGGGACGGGTTCGGATGCACCGCCGCTCTTCAGTTTAGAAACTGGATGGAAAGCCGGACGATACCGTTCCGTTTATCACTTTCCCTATGCGCCGCCCGAACGGGCGGATTCAATTGAATGTTTACAAAAATAGCCTCCTTTCACGAGCGGGCAAAATAAACGGTTGAATGTTTGCTGAAAAAGTGGATAACCCGCTGTTTTCAAACGGTTTATTTTATCCTGCAAATAATCGTTTCAGGGTTTTCCCGTCGTAGGGTTCTGCCACGGAAGACGCAGGCGCTCCGCCGGATAGAGGCTCGACGTGTCCACCTTTGAGGCGTCCTCGACCATCTGGCGACGGATGGCGGAGATGAGCTTCCGGTTCCGGCAGATGAATTTCTCCAACTTGCGCCGCCGCATCTCGTCGTAGAAGGGTTTCTTCGCCGGGGTCATCACGGTAGCGCGGCGGCAATAGAGGCCGTCCCGTTCGTAGAGTTCCATGTAACGCCGGAACTTGGGCTTCCTGAGCGACGGGTCTTTGGAGGCCGAGCAGACGATACGGATCAGCGGCAAGGGCGGAGCGCGGTGCCTGCCCGCCGGCAACGACTGCATGATGAGCTGGAACACTTCGGGGACTTCGTATTTGAGGAAGAATCCCAATTTGGTCTCCTCGAAAAGGTAACGCTTATACGTCCCCTTCGGCCTTCCGGACTTTCCGGGACGTTTTGCGGGGTTCGGTTCCGCTTTGCGGGTGATCCTCGCGCCCCGGTGTTTCTTCGCTTGTGCCATGTGTTTCGGGTTTTACGGGTTCGACAGATGCCTGGGCGACGCTGTGCGTGCGGCGGCGTTTCTCGCTGATGGCGGCACGGCTGTTCAGGTCGCGCTGGATGTTGAGCTTTTTCATGTTACGTCATGTATGAAAAGTGAATATTGATTTCCGTGTTGTACATGCCCCGTTCGTAGATGCGGACATAGCGGCTTCCGGCGTCGATGGTGAAGGACGAGCCCCTGTTGTATTTGTGGTCGTCGTTCCAGTGTGCCATCGTGGTGCGCAAGCCGTATCTGGGCGGCTCGACCTTGTTGGGAATGACGGCGATGATGCCGCCCTCGTTGCTACCGTCACGCCGGGCGGTGTTGATACGTCCCTGTATGCAGACGATGCTGCCGATCTGGCGCACGAACAGCTTGCTGGTATCGGTTCCCGAACCGCTGTTCGACATCTGGAGCCAGCCGGTATCGAGCAACTTGGGCTGGTAGTCAGCAGCGTAGGCAGCCCCGAGATTTTTGCAGGCCAGCTTACGGGCATCGTCATCGGGTAATGCGAGGTCCGATAATTTCTTATCCCGCCGCACATAGTTGTCCGCAAGGTCTTTGCTGCCGGCGGCGGCCAACCTCTCCCGAAGCATCTGCTGGGCTTGGGCCGAACTTTTTCCTTGACGGACCAAAAAGGTGATGTAGTCCTGGAACAGCTCGGCAAGACGGCCGAAACGGCTGTCCGCGTCTTTCTTGGAATAGACACCCAGATTCCCGGCGGCGGTCTGCCGCTCACCCTCGTCCAGACCGTCAAGCAGGCGGTCTGCCTTTTTCCGGAGTTCGGCAGCGACCTGTGTCGTGGTGACGTATCCTTCGCTTTGGGGCGTGTCCTCCCCGGCGAAGTTGCCGCTGGCAATGGCGCTCAGTTTGTCGTAGAGTTCTTGGGTGAAATCTTTGGTCGATAGTCCCTTGCCCTCGATGGCATCCACTTTCTTATTCAGTCCGTCGGTCAGGGCCTGCTGCGTGGCGTAGGTCTTGGCGATGGAGATGCCGTTTACCTGCAAATCACCCTGCACATCGACGAAGTTTTTCGGGACGAGCAGAATACCTCCTGCCGCGTTGGTGATGGAAAAATGAGGGTGTTTGTCTTCGGTATAGCCCACAATGGCGGCTTCCGCTCCCGATAGGTCGCACCAGCGTATCACCCCGCCGAATGCGGCATCCGTCAGGACGTGGTCTGCGTCCGAGAGCGTGATGCCATGCGCCGAATCGATGGCCAGCACGGCATGTACCGCCACCCGTTTGTCGGCTCCGCAGACCTGCAACAGCGGCAGCGTGCACCGCTTGCCGTCGTACACCTCGAAGTTCCGGAAGTAGGCCGTGCCCTCATTGTAGCCGTCGTAGTTGATGCGGACGGCTCCTTTGTCGCTACGCTCGGCGATGTTCTTCAGTTGGTTGCCCGTCAGGTAAAGCGAACCGGCACGCACCGTGTCGCTGCGCAGGTCGGACAAGGTGCAGAGCCGCTCCGTGAAGGTAGCGGTGACAATGCCTTTGCTTTCGATGATGACACTGCCTTTAAGCAGGTCGAATACGACGGCGGCGACGGGAGTCGCATTCGTGCCGGCTTCGAGACGGGCGACGGAGGCTTCGGAAAAGTAACCCCGCAGAATCTTTTTGCTGCCTGTCGGGGAGACCAGCAGCGAATGTTTGCTCTCGATGCCTTTCTCGACGGTCAGGGTGCCGGTCAGCAGGAGGTCTTTACGGACGGTCTGCCTGGCAAAAGGACTGTCGGTCATCAGGGCGTAGCGGCCGAAGAATTTATCCGCCAGCCGGGGTGCATAGTCTGCCGTCACCTCAATGAACTGCGGCAAGGCTCCCGTGACGGAATCGACCGTGTCGGGCACGGAGCGGCCGCCCGAAGCCAGGTAGCAGGCACGGCCGCGTTTGTTGACTTCGTTGGCATAGGTAACCGACTCGTTGCTGTTTTTCTCGTAGATGTAGTACGGATACGAAGCGTCGGCACACCCCTCGAAGTGTCGGATTTTACCGCCTAACCAGACGTATCCGGGGGTAATGACGGCACCTTGGCACTGGCAGCCGGAGATGATGAAGTTGGAACAGCCGTCCAGTAGGCTGCCGACGGCCAACACCATGTCCTGCAAGTTGATGATATCGTCGGCGTAGGTATAACGGCCGCCGGGTTCCGCGATGAATTCTTTCATGATTTCGTTTTATTGGGTTTGAGTTCTTCGCCGTCTATTTTGATCAGATAGGTCTTGCCTGCCGTGCGGTAGGTGTTCACCGCGTAGGAAAGCATGTAAACGAACTCCTGCGTGGGGATGGTGATGGACGGCACGCACACCATGAAGCTGACTTTCGCAATGGCTTTCTCTTCGGCGAACAGATGGAACGGCCGGGGATTTTCATCGTCGTTATCCGTCGTGACCTGCTCGCCCTCGTACCACACCGTGAACGGCCGGCCGACCGTCGCGCCCTCATGGTAGAGGTCCACGCCGAGCGGTGTGCTGTCTGTGATGCAGATGACATCGGATGCGTCGCGGAAGTAGCGGCGGAACCGGTAGTTCAGCCACCACTCGAACCACATCACCTGCGAGGTCATGCGCGCCTCGATCTGCCGTTCCCGTGCCCATGCGCAGAAACGGTCGTTCAGGCTTTGCAGCGGCCACACGAGGCTCTGCAATAGCAGGATGTAACGCCGCCCCGACAAATAGTGCGGGGTCAGGCGATTGATGAGCTTGTCGGTAGGAAACCGGTATCTGTTATTGTCCATCGACGCTGAGTTTTAGGGCTTGTCGGAAGTTGGGTATCTGCTCTTCGTCGCCCTTCCCGGAGGACTGGCGCAGGTATCCCGAGGCGGTATGCCGCATCCGGGCGATTCGTTCCATCGGCATTAAAATACCTTCGCTGTTGTGGCAGGCTAAAAAGACACCCTGCCGGGGCGTGGCCTCTTCGTCAATCCACACGTCGGTCACATGCTCGGACGAGCGGATGGCTTCCATGACCTTGGAGACATAGACGACGGCATTGAACTCGATGTTCATCATGTACTCCTTCAGCTTCTCTTCGATGTTGTCGAACACCTCCGCCTCGGAGATGGCGCCGTCCCAGAAGACGGAGAGCCGGGGCACTAAAAGGTCGCCAGGCAGGGAGGTAACCTCAACGCGGGTACCGGCGAACTTGATTTTGGCGAGATAGGCGCGAATCTGCACCAGCTCCTCTTCCTCCACAGCGGACAGGTTGCCCTTGTCCCCGGTAGCGACTTTCAGGACCAGTTTGCTGTCGAGGTTCACGTCGTCGCTGCTCTCGTCATACGACACTTGCGTGATGATACGCTTGCTTTCGTCCACGGAGGCGTACCCGAAAGCCAGACCGTCTTCGCGGACGGTCAATTCGTCGCCTTTCTGGTACTGGAGCAAGGCACGGGCGTAGTAGTCCGGAGTGCCGTTGATACGCCGGTTGATGGTTTCGGAGATGTCGTAGGCGAAGACATCGAGCAGGGTCTCGAAGCTGTGGATGACGGCGGCGACCGTCCATGTGATACCGTTCAGGATGGAGAGCTTCGAGTCGCTGGAAAACTCGTTCAGCTCCATGCGCTTGTTGCGCTCCCGGACGGCTTCATCGTATATTTCTTTCAGGGTTCGGCTCATGGGTTCAAGGTTGATTGGGGATGTAACGATAGCATTTTTCAGGGGTACGGATGACCCAGGTGCCGCCTTCGTTCCAGCTCTCCTCGTGGGTGAGCAACCAAACGGCTTCCAGACCGGTGGCGGGGACACATGCACCGACCGCATCCCGCACGGGTTCCGCGTATGTACCGGAGGGAATGACGGGCAGTGTGAGGTCGCAGTTGCGGCGACCGTAATGATGGGTAACCAACCGGATCAGGTATTCATCGACGGAAGCACGGCTTACGTCGGCATCCGTCAGATCGAGCGTCATCAGTTGCCGGCACTCCGCCAACGGCAGCAGCGCCCCGCAGCTCTGGCGGCTGAGGTCCATCCGGAAGACACCGTCTAACAAAGGTGCGAAGTCCAACGGGCATGAACCGCCGCAAAGCGAGAACTGCTCGCAGCGAAGCGGTTCGGACAGACGGATGCGGCGCGCACCGCTTGCACTCAGATCGAGGCTCTGAAGGGTGAAGTTCCCGTAAAGGCGTACCTGCCGGGGCGTAACGACCGTGTTGTCGAAACGGTGCTCGATAAGCCGCACGGAGGAACTCAACTCTACGGGTTCCAACGGGGAGTTGTCGCCCCAGTCGATTTCGGCGGTACCGCTGCCGGAAAGGGAGAAAGCCGTAGCGATTTGTGCGGCTTCCAGCGTGAACCACAGACGGCGGTTGCCCGACGGATATTTGGGATAGACGTTCCGTTCTCCGCCGGCCGGTACGATTTGTTCCCGACGGTACCGGGCGACCACATCCGCGTTGATGACGAAATCGTCCGTGTAGAAGAGCTCGTCCCCGCTGTGGAGCGTATCGGCCAAAGAGAGCGTGGGATTGCAGATCAGCAGGTCCACGATGCCCTCGATGGAACCGGTCAGGTGCAGGGCTACATCATACAGGTTCTGACCTTCGGTGACGGTATATTTACCCATGCTGTTCCTCCTTTTCTTCGGTTTCTAACAAGAGCTCTCCGGTAACGGAATCCATGTAGGCGTTGATGATGACCATGTTGTCGCCCTTGAACTCGGCTTGCAGTCTGGCAGCGAGGTTGTTGTTCTCGAAGTTGCCGTGCAGGAAGTCGATCAGACCGACACCGGTGGTGGGATACTGGTACAGGTTTCCCGGAAAGGCTTTCAGCAGGAACACCTCGTTCTGGTATTTGGCGGCACCGATTTCCAGATCGGTGTCGTCACCGGAATAGAGAAGCAGGCAACCGTCCCGAAGGACAAGATGGTAACGGCCTTCTTCGTTGACAGTCTCGTATTCGGAGAGCCGGATGGCCCGCGTCGCACCCTCGCTGTCCTGCAAATACACGGGAAACCAGGTGGTGTTATTCGTGGAGTTGACGACATATTCGGGATGTCCCGTTCCGTTGTCCAAACGCAGGCGCACGAGCAGCTCCTTGTAGAGCGGCATGTAAGGGATTTGCACATGGAAGCCCTGTTCGCCACGGCGACGCACGGCGAAGTCCGCCGGGACGGTAATCTCCCCGCGAACCCGTTTTTCGTCCTGTTCTCCCGACAGACGAAACGGATAGAACACCTTGCCGGCCAGACCGGTCGAGGTGTTTACCTCACCCAAAGAGGGATTCATCGTAATGTCCATGCGTGCCATAAACAAGTATTGAAAAGCCCCGGACACAGGTGCGCCGGGGCCGTGTGTTACGGATAGGGATTAAGCGGCGTCGTAGATCTTTTCCACCACCATCCACATGTCGTCCGGCAGCTTCTCGTCCGAGATTTTCTCGCACGCCTGCTTCAGGTAGGCCAGTTCGTCGGCCGTGAAAGCGATGGACTGCGGCGTGTCTTTCTCAATGTCCCACTCGATGCGCCCGTTCTCTTGGTTCTCGTGCAGGCCGACCGCTTCGCGCTCCTCAGCGGAGATTTCGATTTTGCGGAGAATCTCTTTCTTGGTGTTGAACTCCTTGAATGTACCGTCTTTGGGCAGGATGACCGGGATGTAGAGCCGGTCCTTGATGTTTAATTCCATATTGCTGATAATTGGTTTTCGTGTTATTCGGTTGCTGTCTCGGCGGTAACGGCGGACTGGATCAGAGCCATAAAGTTCTCGAAGTCGGCCATCATGCCGGCAATGGACACTTCTTTGGGCAGAGAACAGAAGATTTGTCCGTTTTCGTAGGTGATGGTGCCGATAAAGGCCGGAGGCGTGTCGCTGTCGGGACGGCTTTCCGGTGTGTAAACAGTCGCTACCACCCGCTCCAATGCGCTGTCGGTGATGGTGAAGTCCAGATTGTAGAAGGCGCGGTCCGTGCGTTCCTGCGCCGTCTTTGTCGTCGTGATACGGATGATGTTCATATAGCAAGTTTTATGAAAGAATAGCATATTAAGGAACGGAACAGGTGACAATGCTCCAAAAAAGATTACAAATCCCAGTCCGCCGTACTGATTACCTGAAAATTGAACGAGCCGTCATTCCGTGAAGCGTCGTCCTGCGTGTAGATGTCGAAATAGTAGGAATAGATCGCTTTTACTGTCGGGTAAATCGGGGTGTTTTCCGCCGAGGAATAGATCCCGGTAGCCATGACGAGGTAACGGCTTGACAATCCCCACGAAGAGGGAAGATAGACACGGTACATGCCTTTTCCCAATCGGCTGACGGATACGGATTTTGAACCGTCGAAACAGAAATAGCGGATAGATGCGCTGGAAGTTGTTCCAGTAACAATGCCTGTAACAAGAATTTGCTGAAACTTTCCGTATCGGCTGGTTGTCATCAGGTCCCGGCGGTTGAGTACGATCCACCCGAAGAAGGTCGTGTCATCCCCGTAACCGATCATCTCGATGACCTCACGGGAAAATTTGAGCGTCGTTTTCGAGATACCATCTTCGTAGAAATATTTCCCGCTCGGAGCCGTGATGCTCATCACTCCCGTGGAGACGGTCGAACCCCATTTATAATTAACCAGACAAATCCGGCGGCCGGAGTTTTCCAGTGTCCATTGCAGGTTGATGTTTTCGTTCCAGCCTCCGGATTGCGTACACACCACGTTGTCGTAATGCACAGGGTCGGTCTGTACATCACTGGTCGTGCCACCGCCTACGACAATCCAGATGGAAGGGTCGTTCTGGACGAAGGCACTGCGGATGGTTCCCTGTATGGTCACGTCCTTGAATTTACCTCCTTGGGCGATGATGTTGCCGGCGGCATCCCACTTGAATTTGCCGTTGGCCACCTGTCCCGAACCATCCGTGTTGAAGATACTCCGACCAGAGCCGAACGAAGCGGAACCGTCGTTGTTGAGTTTCCACCGCGTACCGTTGGTGATGGAGCCGTCGGCACCCAACGAGACGTTGTTTTTCCAGATGCGGCTGTTGTCGAAAGCCCATCCGGCAATGCGGTTGTAAATCTCCTTGGCTCCCGACTTGGTGTAGTTGGCAGAAAGACAGAAGTATTCCACGTTGTCCCACGTCATCATCTGGATGCCGAGAAAGCCCGTCTTGACCGTACTGCCCGAAGCGGCGATCTGTCCGAAGACCACATGCCCGGCATTGCTGCTTTGGCACCATGTCATCACGATACCCTGCGGTTTATAGGCACCGGTGTACCAATAGCCAGAACCGCTGGCCGCCGAGCGGATCTGAATCGGCATGGCACCGACAGCACCGACACTGCCGGCCGTGATGTTATCCGCCCCGATGGTCCACCCGCCGATCTTGCCCCGCACGAATGTACATGTCAAACCGTTGATATAGTCTGTGTTGATGATGTTGGTCTTGATGCTGGCCGCGTCGAGCTTGGAAGAGTTGATGCTCCCCGCAGCAATGCGGTCGGCACTGAGCGTCCCCGTCCGGATACTGCCTGCGTCGATGGCGACGGCATTGACCTGCGCCGCAGTCAGCGTGCCGGTATAGATACCGTTGGCATCGATGGTTGTGGTGTACCGTTCCGATGAAGTGACATCGAACACGGTTGCGTATGCCACCTGCCATGTAACCGATGCTTCGGCTGTGGCGGCCGCCCCTCCGGTCAGATAAAAGAAGTTGGTCGAGGAAAAGGATGCAGTGCCGCACATGACTTTATAGATGTACTCGCACCAGTCTCCAGTACCGGCTGTCGGAGTCAGCCATTTGCTGGAGCCGCCCGTACCGATGTTATTTGTCGCCCAGGCAATCTGCCGCCCGGTCGGAATTTTGGCTATGATACGGACAATGAATATCTTTTTATATCCGGTTTGGGTATAGAACGTGAAGCCTCCGAATCCGGGAGAGGCGCTTCCGGTAGTTTTAATCTCCAATACATAACCGCTGTCATTGGGAGCCGATGCGCCGGTTCGGGTTACGGTCACCGTACCGTTACCTGCATTGTTATAGACATTGACGCTATTATTGCCGTTACGAAAGGTCGGGTCCCGATAGAGCATTTTACCGAACGCCATTGCCCGTGCCAGTTCTTTGGCTGCATCGGACTTGTTGGTGGCGTCTGTTGCCGCTGCATTGACGGCTTCCGTTTTCTTGGTATCAGCATACGTTTTGGCGGACGCCAATGCTGAATTGGCCGCATTGGTCCAGTTCAACGACACCGCCGCCGAAAAGGTCACTGCACCGGCTGCATCCCATGAGATATTCCCCGACGCGATGCTGCCGGAACCGTCGTTGTTGAGTTTCCACTTGCTGCCGTTTGTGATGGAGCCGTCCGCACCCAATGCGATGTTATTCTTGTAGATACGGTTCGCATCGATGTTCCACCCGGCAATCTGGTTGGCCGAGCCGAAACGGGCAAGACAAGTGCCGGCGGCATCCGTGGCGAAAAATCCGAAATCCGTATCGGAGTTGTAATAGATCTGCACTCGCTTGCCGCTTGTCGCTCCAGAGCTTGCCCCGTACACGACCACCCGTTTGTTGCCGCTGTCCAACAGGATGTGGCTGTTGGATAACGTGGTAGTGCCGATAGTCCAGCCGCCGATGGTGCCCCGAACGAAGGCGCACGTCAGACCGTTAATGTAGGCCGCATTGATGATGTCCGACCGGATTTCCGCAGCATTCAGGCGGGCGGTAGCAATGGTGCCTGCCGTAATCTGTGAGGCGTTGATGTTGATGGCACTGACGGTGTTGGCGGATAACTTTCCCGTGAATATGCCGTTTGCGTCGATGTAGGTCAGCTTGTTCGACCAGCCCTCCGTATTGGCTTTCGAGGTGATAGCATCCGCCACGGCACGGGCATCCGTACCGGCTTTCTTGGCATCGGCAATGGAGGCGTTCAGCGTAGTGGTCAATGCAGAGATTTTACTGTCCGCATCTTTGCCTGCCTGCGTGATGGCTTCGCTTTTTTTCGTGTCAGCGTAACTTTTGGCCGAATTCAAAGCTGCATCGGCCTTACTTTGTGCGGTAGCGGCAGCACTGTTGATGGCTTCGCTTTTCTTGGTATCAGCATAGCTTTTGGCGCTGCCCAATGCCGAGTCCGCTTTGCTTTGGGCGGTAGCGGCAGCAGCATTCAGGGCCTCCGTTTTGGCTTGCTGGATGGCGTTGGTCCAGTTCAGGCTGACTCCCGCTCCAAACGTGATTTTGCCAGTTGCAGCATCGTAGCGGACAAACTGGTCGCCGTAACCGAGCTGGACGTTGCCGCCGTTATCCAAAAGAAAGGTTTTGTATCCGTTCCTGAACCCGCAGATCCCGTCGATGGTTTCGGTGGCAATACTGCCCGAAGCGGTTTTCGTACTGAGGGAAAAACGGCCGATGGCAGTACCCGTAATGGTTCCGTCTGTGTTCTTCAAACCGGCAAAGAGTTTCGGCGTGATGACGGTATGGCTGTCGATGAGCGTTTTCCCCGTATTCCATTCCCGTACCCAGTCCAGCAGGTTGGCATCGGCACCTGCTGGACCCGGCGTACCGGCTTTCGCTTTCGACCAGACGAACGACAGGCGGAAAACCGTCCCCGCAATGGTAACGGGAATATCCAAAGAACCGTGGTCGGCAAGGGTTGTCGTTCCGGAAGCAACCGTATAGGTTACGGTCTTCCGGCTGTTGTCCACTGTTATGGAGGAAAAACCCGTCGGCTTGATAATCGCTCCGATGGTAAAGTCCTTGTATTCCGAATCGCCCAAGGTAACCTTGATGGTCGAGGTCAAGGTAACGGATGAGAGAATCTTTCCGGAATGGTCTGCGGGGAAGACATATTCTCCGAGTGATTGGCTGATCGTGTAGGAATCCTTCTGTATGTAAAGCGTGGTTTGCCCACGGGCGATAACTTGTCGGCTGCTCATACGTTTTGTTTGTATAAAGAATAGCCGTATGTGTGGGCAATGAGTTTATAGACGAGATTGGTTATCTCATATTTCCTACATGAGCACTTCACAGTTGAATACCGCCTTGCGCCACACATCCTCTCCGGTAATCCGCAGCGTGCGTCCCCGATGTTCTTCCGCATTCCAGAGGGCATCGCTGTCGGTATCGTCGCTGATACGGTTCCAGAGAAAATGTTCATCGGGAATCCGGTCAGTAATTTCTGTTCCCGCTTTGTAAAGGCGGGCGCGGAGTGTCGTTTCGACCATGTGGTTGCGGAAAACGGTACCCGAATCGGACTCCACATGCAAAGAATAGCTGTCACTGCCGTCGTATTGTTTGGAGACGGTATGGGTGGCGTGGTACGACGTGCCGGAGGAGCGGACGACGAAGCGGAGTGTCAGCACGTTCCGCCCTTCCCAGCCGGGAAAGTCCGGCGTAAGCGTGTAAACTGACGAGGTCCCTCCGGTGTCTTTCCACCCGCCGTCTGCGGCAAGGTATTCCCAACGGCAGGAATCCGCTGTCAGGTTCTGCGCCGTGCCGGTCAGGAGGATTTCCGTCGGGTCGCAGAGATTGTCGGAAACGGCATTGGGATAGTGAAACACCGTACTACCTTCGACGGTGACGAAACGGGGTCTCATCTGTTCCTGCATCTCCTCGTCCAAATCCTCCCAGCGGATGGTGACATCCTGCAAGATGATGGTGTCTTTGTTCCAGCGAAAACGGCCGCCGGAGAAGTATCCGCTGCCGTCGGGGTTGATGACAAACGAATCGTTGCCGGCACGGATGGAACCGTCCGGCTCCAACCGCAGCAGAGGGTGCTGGATTGTGCCGCCCACGCCGCCCCGGCAGAACCATGCCCCGTATTCGTCGGTCTCGTTCAGGGTGTCGTCCGTGGGTTGGTACAAGGTCGGCACGTTTCCTTTTTCGAGTTGTGGGGAACTGAAAAACCAGACCACCCGGTTCTCGGTGCGGAAATCGATGCAAAGGTCGTTGCCGGAAACAGGTTCTATGTCGAAGGCCACATGTACCCGTTGCCAGGATTGAGGCATTATAAGGCTGGCAAGCACCTTTCCCCCGTGAAGAATATCGAACGATATCTCTTGTTTGGACGGGCAATAACACCAGAACGAGAGACAGTAACGCTCGCCCGCGTGTTTCTCGGCCCATGCTTCTTTCTGGCAAAGCAAGGTCCCGCCGCTAACGGGAAGCAGGATATTTTTCCCGATACCGCTCGGAGAGTGGGACGAAAGGCGAACGACCGTCGTGGTGAAATTACCGTTCAGCGAATCGAGGATGCAGTTCTTGTGAATGCGTCCGGCGTAGAAGGTGCTGCCGAAACCGCCCTCGTCACCGGCGGTCAGCGTACCGGCTACATGGACGTCCCGCGTGGCGTAGAGACGCTGGAAGTAAGCCCCGTAGCCTTGCAGCATGCCGAACAGCGGGTCGGCGATTCCCGTGATACGTCCAATACGGATTTTGGCGGCTTCGGCAAAGGAGGAAAGGTGTTCTGACAGGCAAACATTGAGGTCGCCGACCTCGCACCAGTCGCCCGGGTCAAGATGTTCGGAAAGGTCGAAAGCCAGTACGCGGGCATATTCCGCAGGAAAGTCCACCGTAATGAGGCTCAACCGGTATTGCCACTCGGTCGTAACGTCCACGGTGTCCTGTCCGTCCGTCTCCGTGCCGTCGGCATACCCGAAGCGCAGCGGCACGGCGGACAACGCTTTGGATGCACGGATACGGAAGGAAATGACCAGACGCTGGGGATGGGAAACGGATCGGGGAAACGGAAGCAGCAAACCGTCTGAAGCTGCCGTCTGATCGGCAGAATGGGTGATTCGGATAATCCGGCTGGCCGGACCTTCCGAGGGAAGATAATGGTAGCTCCATGTTACATTGTCACTGCAACCGAATGCGGCAAGCGATGCAGGGCGGTACAAGGAACGTTCCGTCCCCATGCCGTCGATGACATCCATGTACGGGGCTTCTTCGTCCGAGGCGGTCAGGTACATGGCACCGCTGCGCCGTTCATCGGTCAGGCTTGTGAGGCGGACGAAATCCAGCAGTTCCCCGTCACGGGGCTCGTCGCCCTCGATGAGCGCACCGATGAAATACGGCGACGACGCCTCCTTCCCGTCAGGCAACAGCACGGAGTCCTCACCGGTGGCCAGTACGACCATCAGACTGTAAAAGGTCTGTGCGCCGTCCACGTACTGGCGGCGCACGACGTCTCCGGTGTGCAACCCCTGCCGTTTCTTAGAGCCGGGGTCGATGCGTATCTTGAATCGGGAATATTCGTTTAGGGCCATAGTCGGATTTACAGTTTCTCGACACTGTCCCCCGAACAGGTATCGGTAATCCACAAGGCTCCGTTGGTCGCCGAGGAACGCTGTACCTCCAATTCGTAAAGCCGCATCCGTTTCCGGACGGTCAGTTCGTCGAAGGTCGCCGAGATGCTCCCCGTCGTTCGGCTGCGCAGGATCGCCCAACCGGTGCCTGCCATGCCGGAGGTGAATCGCTCCGAGGAGAGACTGCCGTCGAAGTAGGCGTTGCCGCCATGACGGATGCCGTCCCCAGCCTGTCTGAGGCAAATGTCGTCGGTAAAGAATAGTCCCTCTGCCGTAAGACGGGTGAGGCTCCCGTCGATACCGATGTGTCCCGTGACCTCGACGGGATTCAGGGTGACGATAAAATCCCCGAATGTGCCGATGCGCAGGGAGCTCGAAGTCCGGTTTAGCGGAGCGTAACGGCTGGTGGAGGGGGCATGGAACAATAGTGTTGCAACCTCTTCGTATTGACCGCCGGGAGATTGGGTGTGGTTGCTGCGGGAAACGAAAGCCAGCATGTCGTCCTCTCCGGTCAGATAGCAGCCGCCCGTGCTCCCGAAACGCAGTCGCTTATGGATGACGATGCCTTCGTCCTCGCTGTCGGTGCGGTACGAAGAGAGCAAGTCCCCGCCGTAGTTGTGCCGTACCCGGATGGAGTCGGGAAAGTACGCCGCCCCGTATGGGGAAAGCAGGACGTGCTCGCCGTCGATGTCCGTAAGGTTCGACAGAATCCGTATCTTGGCTGTGTGGTCGCCGCCCACGAGCAGGTCGCCGTCAGCACCTTCCAACCGGATGTCTTTCGCACCGGAACCTTTGAGCACGGTAACTCCGCTGATTCGGACTCCGCATCCGGCTGAAAAGGTCAGGTCACTCAGACAGGATACGGTTTCGCCGAGGACAGAGAAGAGCAGCTGCCCGCCGTCGCCCAACTCCGCGCCATGCAAGGCACGCAGCTTTCCGGAGAGCGTCGCCGCTCCCGTGACTTCGAGAGAACCGGCAACGGTAGCGTCGTGCATCGACCAGTCCACAGTGGCGAGGTTGGCATTACCGCCGTGATAGACTTCCCGCCCATGAATGAGCAGGCTGTCCGAAGTCAGGAACAATCCGTTTTCTTTGGTCTCTCCCAACAGGATACTTCCGGTGAGGGAAAGGGCGGCGTCGGCGAAATCAACCCGTTTCCCGCTCAGGTATATCGTGCCGGTAGCCTTATCGCAACGGAGCGGCTGCATACCACCGACAAAAAGCTGATTGCCGCCGACATGTACGTCGCCCGTCAGACGGATGCCGTAGGTGTAACCAATCACGTTTCCCTCGTCGTCGCTTTGCGGGGTGCGGTACGTTTCCAGCAGACGACGGTTGTCGATACCGGCGGTAAAGCCGTAGTCGGCACATAACAATCCCTGCATGTCGCCGCCGCTTTTGGGCAGATAGCCCGACCAGCTACCGGTACCGCCGCCTTCACCGGAAACGCCGGACGAAATCGCCTCGGCAAATCCGTAAGCCGTGTTGTGCAGACGGATGGATGTGTCGTCACCTTCCTCCACTCCGTAGGGATTGTCTTCGCTCTTGCGTTCTTGGGCGTTGAAGAAAGTCTGGTATAACTGGCGGTAGAGACTGTAACACAGGCCCTGCGTATCGAGACCGCCGATACCGGGATGAAGGGTGACGCTCATTTGGTATAGGAGGTTTTGGATAGGAATTTCTGAATCTTGGAGGTCAGCGAGAGGAAGTTGGGAAAGTTCAGCGGCTGCATGGTTCCCATGAGCGTAGGTGTCATAATCTTACTGCATTCCGTCAGGAAGTCCAGCATGAGCTGCGCCAGCTCGTTACCCAAAACCAGCGGTTCGGTGGCGTTCTCGTCGCCGAGCGTCACTTTGTTGTCGGCAACGGCGACGGTCGTGGAGTTTACCTTCTGCACGATTTTGTCGGCGCTCTGTCTGACTTCCGACTTATCGACGGTCTGTGCAATCTCTTCCGCACCCTGCACGACCGACGATTCTTTGCCGCTGTCGTTCCTGACCGTTGCCGTGATGCCTTCGGCCGTGTAGCTGGTATGGGCTTCGTTTCCGGTCGGTTCCAGCTCGTCGTAGTCGGGCGAGGAGTCGCTGTCGGGGTCGAGAGCCTCGGTTTCCGTCATGCCGATACTAACTTCCGAATGCGCCTCCATGCGGATGGTCTTGGCATGGGAGTAATTGACGATATAGGCATGGCGGGTGGCGGCGTCCAGTACGATGGTCACCTCCGAAAAAAGGGTCGGCACGATGAGAAAACCGCCCTCGTTGTTCCGGGCGGCAGCCAGCAACACGCCTTTGTGGATGATACCGCCCGCCGAGGCCGTCTCGTCGGGGTATTCGCCCACGTCCACCGTGCCACCGTAGTCGGCGAACTCTTCATCGCCGGGATCGTCATGTATCTTGGCGACATAGCCGTGAATCATGCGGGCGGTCCCCACGCCGCCCATACCGCCCGGAGCCATCTCGATACGCTCGATACTGCGCCCCAATGCGATTTTGCGGATCGCCTCCTGTATCATCCGCCGGTTGTTGTCCTGTGAATTCTTCATATTCAAAGAATAGATAAATTCGACAATAGACAGTTGGGTGAAGGCTTTTTACTATCTTTGAATACTTATAAATGAAACTTTATAAAAAATGAATATACAAGAAAAATTATTATCGTTAGGAGTATCTGAAAAAGAGATAGCATCTATTTTGCGGGGAGCTTACAACACTTCATTCTTCCATATTTACACAGCAGGAGATTTCAATACCGATTTAAGCCTAATAAGCCAAGAAGATCGAGGGACTTTCATTCATGAATACATCCACTATTGGCAAAACATAGGTACTTTATGGGGATTATCTTCCAGTATTTTACGCTATGAAATGATGTTGAAACTGAAAGAGGAAATAGCCATTCTGGATGAAGTCAAGTTACCGTATTCCATTTCTCCAACAGACCGAATGAAGCATCTTGACAGCATGTTCAGAGTTGGAAATGGATTTTTCAATGACCGTCAATTTTATGGATTAAAAATAGACCAAACTAAACGAATCGAGATTAGAACAGGTGTGAAAAATGTCGAAGGGAAAAACATGCCTGTAATATCATTGAACATAACATTTGAAAACAAGGCTACGGATACTTTAGAACTGGGAGCACACATCATCAAGGTAAGTATGGCAGCCTTGTACCAAAGTTTAGTTGACTCTGATGCTACACATGATGATGTACCGTATAATGTTGTGAAAATATTATGCAAACACAACTATCCTTCATTATACCACAATACCAAACTCCTTATCTGCTGTTGCCATGCATCTCTTTTCAGTATGACCCCAGGAGAAACTCTAATTATGCTATTGGCAAAAGCTGAAAAAGAAAAGATTGCCGATGGTATGCAACTGTTTTATGACTATATCGATCAGTCTACAATTACAACACCACAAAAAAAGAGCATTCCTATTCCCGATTTTTTTGATGAAAGGGTCAATGACTTTTTGGAAATGTTGGACCGGAACCTGATAGCTCCGTTAGATTATATTAAGACGGTTCTGGAACGAGTGCGCTTATCTAATGGGATGCTTCCTCTATTGACAGTTCTATATGAAGAAAAAACAGATTGCATTTCGATAGAAAACTTAAATACTATTGTCGGTTGGTTAGGAATCCCATATATTCATACTGAAAACAATGGCTATTATTTTCCTGCAACAGCAAAAAAATTACCCCATCAAATCACGGAGAATGATGCTTCTAATGATGTCCTTGAATTGATAGCTCAAGAAACTATGTATGAATTTTTAACCAGGGAAATGCCATATCATTGTTGTCCATTATACCGATGGATGTGTAAAAACACTTCATTTTCTAAAGATGAATGTTTTGGCACACCGTGGTTGGGTGCACCTTGTACATTCACAATCATAAGTTCACCGCTGGAATTGGATAAGAAAAATGTTCATTGGTAAAATCATCTTTAAGAGTTGTTTCCATACGTCGTTTTTGTTCCTTTGATTTTATGCGGTATCGTGATTTTCTGTCGGTAACCTCCCGTCCCGAAGGTGGTCGTAACCTCCTCGACGATGTAGGTGCCGTTCTTGGCCGGGTTCCGGTCATCGGTAAGCTCCACCTGGCAAGCCGGATATAACCCGAAATCCCCGAAGAGCGTCACCGAGCCGCTGATGCCGTTCAGGTTGTAGCTGCGGAAGTATTCGATGGCCTCCTCGACGAGCTTGTCGGAGTTGATTTTCATGTTCGGCGACATGTAGGGCACGATGGTGTAGGTCGAGAGGTCGGCTTTCGTGCGGGTCTGTGCGCCGCTGGCCGTGGTGTTGCCCGTGACCTTGTGCGTCTTTTTGCTGATTTGCGTAGCGTTCACGGTCTGAAACTCTTTGCTGCCGGGGGTGTTCGGGTCATAGTCGGGGTTCAGGCGCACCGTCACCTCGAAGATTTTCTCGTCCGAACCCAATGCCTTGGCCTGCACGGCAAGGAATTTCGGGTCTGTTTTGAGCACTTTCAAGTCCGACGATGCTACGTGCATGTCGAAGCGTATGCGGAAAGGACCGGACGACGTGTCTTCCGGAAACCGGGGCTGGCTCTTGGCCGATGAATACGGGCGGCCGATGGCGATGGCAGGCATCTGGTCGGGACTGTTCTCGTCGTATTTCAGAAAGCAGTAAATGCGGTAGCGGCTCCATGCCGAAAGGATGTCGGCCACGGTGAAGTTATCCGTGATTTTGATTTTTCCGATCTGGATGTCGAACCGTTTGGTCTCGGAGTGCAGTTTGAACCTGGTATCTTTCAGAATGTTGTACTTGCCTTCCATCACATCGTTCACGCTCGTACCCGATGCCGGCGTCTCGAATTTGGGAGCCTGTTTCAGCTTGAGCTTGTAGGCCATGTTCTCGCATTTCAGCTCGAAGATGCTCTCGGTGTTATAGCCGGTGATGTATCCGTCGAACATCGTGCGCAACATTCCGTTATAGCCCAAACGGATACGCACCCGTTGCCCGATTTTGAAGGTCGTGGCGTCCATCGCCGAGTAACTGGAACGTTTCTCGATGACCACGCCGTCCTGCATGACCTCGGTGGTTATTCGGCTGGCATCCTTGCCTTCGAGGGTGGCAGTTCCGACAATGGTGGAACGGAAAACGGTCCCTTTTGGAAAACGGATGGTCGCCGTTCCGATGAGCTTCTTGTAGGTTTCGACGATTTCGACCTCCTGCACCTCCGTGAGTGTGACAGGGTTCTGTATCGCCATCGGGTTCCCCGGGTCGGGATCGCCGATGGTAATCCGACAGCATAATACGTCGAGCGGTGCTACAGCCATAGGTTGTTCAGTTTTAGTATGGAGGTCGGGTCGATAACGTCGGTGCCGAACCGTACCCATTTGATCCATTTGTTCGTATGTTCGATAGCTTCGTCCACGACCTCCGCATCTTTGGAAATCAGCTCTACCGCCTCGGACGGTTCCACCGCCACGCATTGCAAGGTATAGGGCTGAACGTTCCGGTACTCGGTGGCCGGAAGCGAGTAGCCCAGAATGATAAGCTGCGAGATTTTCAACTGCCGCAGGATGGTGTTGTCGCAGTCGATGACGCCTTTGTACTGGACGATTTTCAGGAATTTCGACAGCTCGGCTTCCGGGTACACGTCGGGATATTTGCTGGTTATCCGACCGTTTACGGTAAATTCCAGATCACCGCCCGAAATGAACTCCTTGCGGGTGTGGTCGCGTCCCTGCACCGTGGTCAGTACGATGTTGTTCTTCGAGGAGAGCTGCACCTGCGGACCCAAATCGACGAAGGTGATCAGTCCGTATTTGCTGTTGGGCTCTACTTTGCCGCTTTCCTTGTCATAATAGGTTCCCTCGCCGCTGATTTTCAATTCGATGTAGTCTGCCACCATGCGGCCCACGATGCTGTCGGTGTAGTTTTTCTTCTCGGCGACGGCCTGCTGTTCCTTGATAAGCTGGTAGTATTGTCCTGATTTGTTGACGATGGCACTCTGCGACTGGGTTTCGAGGTATTTGTCCCGCTCTTTCTGTTCCCAGTATTTGATATATCGGGGATAAGAGCGGAGCATGCCGTAGCCCGTCTGGCAAACGAACTGGATGACGGCACGTTTCAGGATGTCGCTGTTCTTGGAGAAGTAATGCACGGCACCGTCCTGAAACTCCGCAAGTCCCAGACCGATGGCGCGGCGGGCGGCATCGCTGATGTAGCCGCCCAGTCCGCCGTGCGAAAGGATGCCCCCGCTCAGAAGCGTCGAGGCACCGATATTGAGCAATCTGCTGCCGAATAGGTTCTTCATGTCGTTGTCTTTTCGTTAATTAACCGTTCCACGAGGCATCGAAGTCATGTACCACGTCGATAAGGGCCTGCGCCATCTGTTCCTTGAAGTGCTGGATCTCGGCAGTCTGGCCCTCGGGCGATTTCAGCAGGTCGATGGTCTCCACACTCATCAGGTTGGTGATGTTGACGATGACCTGCTTGGGAGTCGCCGAAGACAGCCGCCCCGTACCGGAGTAGTTGCCGCCCGCACCGCCGTCGTCATCCCCGGAAACACCCGTAATACGGTTGGCATTGAACGGGGAGGTGTCGTTCGAGTCCGGCTCGTTGGCGTAGAGTGCAGCCGAGAAGCCCGCCTTGCGGAGGATGTTTTCCGCAGCCTCTGCCGAGCCGCCGAATACCTGGCGCAGGGTGCCGGAGAGATTGACCAACAGGTGGTGCACGCGCTGCCGGCCGGCCAGCATCTCCTGCCGCTCCTTGTCGGTAGCCTGCGCGTTCAAAGCCTTCTGTACCCACAGCCCGTCTTTGTTCTGCGTAAAGCCGCCACGGGTCAGCTCACCGTAGTCAAATCCCGACTTCTCGATCAGGGCACGTGCTCCTGCCATGCTTTCGATGGCATCGAGATAACCTTGTGCCGCCGTGGTGATGTGTTTCACGGTGGTGTTGTTCTGGTAGGCGGCGTAGGTGGGCGTATAGGCCGCAGCCACCTCCGGCAAATCACCGAGAGCGTTGGTATAGGTAACCTTGCCGTCACGCTCGAACCAGAAAGGTTTGTCCAGTCCGAGTTTCTTTGCGGCTTCGGCTGCCGTTACCGCCTGCTGTCCGTATTTGAGGGCGATGTTCTCGATAAAAGCACGGACCTCCAGCGGGTCGGACATCTTGCCGAACTCGGCATAAGCGGCATTCAGGCGCGACTGGCTGTCACGGCGGGCAATGGCTGTGATAGCCTCCCGACTGTCGTCCTGACGGGCATCTTCCGGACTGTACACGTCGTTAATCGTAATCATTCCTTCCGATGCACCGACCGCGAAGCTCCCGGCCATACCGGACCACCAATTTTTGGTAAAAGCTCCGATTTTATGCCCGCTGCTTTCCTCGATGGTCTTGCCGGTAGTCAGGTCGTCCACCGCCTTTTTGGTATCGATGGCCTGCTGGTAGGTTTTGTGTAAGGCGGCATACAGGTCTTCGATAACCGGATAGCGGTATTTCTCGTTGGCGGTAATGTCTTCCAGGACGGCGTCCTTGGCTTTCTTGATCTGCCAAGTCTTGTAAGCAACCCAACCCAATGCTCCAACCAATGCGGCGATACCGGCCGTTGCGGCAACGGCTGTTGTGCCGATAGCACTCAGGGAACCTGCGGCACCGACCAGACCGCCACCTGTAGCGACCTGTGAGGCGAACAGCGAGGAGAATCCGGCTCGGGCAGCGAAGGAACCTGCTCCACCTTGCAGCAAAGCACGGCCCATTGCACCCTTGCCGCTGACTCCGGCTGCCTGCAAGGCCGTGACAAGGGCCCGTTTGTTGGCGAAAGAGAGTGCTTTGATACCTCGGGCACTGGTCAGACCCGTCAGACCGGAAACCAGCTCGACGATGGAGTTGCCTGCGGCCTGTTTGCCGATAAAGCCGACCGCGACACCGACATTGGTCAGGGCTCCGGCGAGTTTGAACAGCCGCGTGGCGACAAAGCTCGTGAACAGAAGCGGCTCGATCCAGTAAAAGTTGCGGGTCATCCACGAAGCGAAGTTGCCCAACACGGAGAGCAGGCTCATGACGCCCTGCCCGATGGAGGCGAGCCCTCGGGCAAACTCGCGGGAATTGAACTTGGCAAGGAAGTCTTTCAGTGTGCTCCGGATGACCGGCTCGACGAGTTCGTACCCCTGCATGAAGGATTCCGTGAGCTGGGAGGTCATCTGGTACCACAAACCCTTGGTCGTATCCTGCTTCACCTGTGCCAGTTCGGAGGAGATGCCCTGCGACGCCCGGTTCTGGGAAGCGAGCGTCCGAAGCTGCCCGTAGTTGCTGACGAACATCATGGTGGCGTTACCTCCGATTTTACCGAAGATGGTCTGCATGTCGGCCATCGTCGCCCCTTTCTTGTTCAGGTCCTCGAAGATGTCGGCCAACGGGCGCAGTTTTTCCACCTGCTTGCCGTAGATGTCTTCCATGCGGGTAAATTTCACCCCCAAACGGTCCAATGCCTCCCGCGCCTCTTTGGTAGGCTTGGCGAAACGGGTGGCCATAGCTCGCAAAGCCGTACCGGCCATCGTCCCCTTGATACCCATGTTACCGAGCACGCCGATGGCGGCGGATGCCTCCGTGAAATCGACGCCCGACAGACGCAGGTAACCGGCCGCCATCTTGAAGGATTCGGCCATCTCGATGATGTTCACGTTGGAACGCGAAACGGTAGAGGCCAGGATGTCGGCCACCGAGCCCATGCTGGTGTTCTTGATGTTGTAGCCCGTCTGGATGTTGGTAGCGAGGTCGGCGATCTGCGAGATATCGTTGTCCCCGATGAGCGCAAGGTTCGTAATCGGGCGGATCGATTCGTTGATGGTCTCGATACCCATACCGGCCATACTGAGGAATTTCACCGCACCCGCCACCTCGATAGCCGTGAACTTGGTCTCGACACCGATGCGGCGCACGTACCGGGCCATCCGGTCGAAACGCCCCTCGAAGGTCGCCAGGTCGGAATCGGCAACCCGGAGAATCGAGTGTGCCGACTGCATGATGTTGGAATACTCGACGGCCTCCGTGAACTGCGTGCGCAGGAAATTATAGGCCATATAGGCGTTGAGCATGCCGGCCATCGGGAGGTTCCGCCACGACGGAGCCTTGGAATACTGGATACGGTTGATAGCCGCACGGCGTTTGCTGCCATATACGGAATCCTCGAAAGCCGCCTGACGGCGCATGGAGGTCACCGCACGGGCTGCGTTGCGCCGCCGCTGGGTCTCCTCGGCCTGACGGCGTCGCTTCTCCGCATTGAGTTCCTCACGACGGGTGCGCTCGGCAATCTTGCGCAACTCCCGGTCGGCACGAGCACGTTCGCTTTCCCGCTGGCGTGCGGCGCGCTCGGCAGCACGGATTTCCGACATCTGGCGGAAGGTCTCCACCTGCAAGGCGGCTTTCTCTTTGGCCTGCTGCATGCGCTGGCGGTTCATGGCCTCGTCCGCATAAAGGCGTTTGTTCAGCCCCGCCTGCTCTTTGTCGGAAAGCACGGCCGCTGCGACCGGGGCATACGGAGGCCGCACGACCGGACCGACAGGAACGGAGGTTGCGGGCGCTGCCGTGTTCAGGGACAGCGTCATGGTGGCAGCGCCACGGATGTTGCCCAAGAGCGTGAGAATTTCCTGCAAGCGTACACGGGCCGTGTCGGTCTTGATGTTTACCTCACGCCCTTTCTCTAAATGAGCGAGGGCCGAGTTGATTTTGCCAATGGAACGGGTGACCGTCCGCTGGGTGTCCATGACGCTCTTGACTGCCGAAGCGGCATTCCGTTTCGCCTCGGCCTGCTGTTCGTCCAATTTTTTCTTGCCGACCAGTTTATTGGTCTGGTTACGGAGCGCACGGCCATCGATTTTCTCGCCGGGATTGATGGTCAGCTTGATGCCCTGCGTCAGTTCTTTGATTTCGGTCAGCAGGTTCTTGACACCCTCCAGCCGCTTCTCCGTCTCACCGGTTCGGATTTCCAGATCGAAGTTGAAATCCTTCTTCTTGCCGTTCTTTCCCCGGAAGGTCTTTTCCACGGCCTGCATCATCTCGTTGATGTTGGTCACGACCGGTGCAAAACTTATCCGGCCCTTGCTCAGCTTCTCGACGGCATTGGCAAAGGCGGTGACCTGCTCGGTTCCCTCCGTGGCATTGACCTTTATATCGTAATAGACTTCGTAATTCTGCGTTTGAGCCATGAATAGCGTGTTTACATCCGTTGAAAGAATAGCCCTTTTCGGGTGCCGGAGACTGAAAAGGAAAGCCCCGCAGTCACAAGGGCTGCGAGGCTTCGGGAAGCGCGGATCAGGGAGACGGCGGTTGCAAGGTCAGACGGGAGACGAGCACCTGCTGGTGAAGCCACAACGCCTCCTCGGAAAGCATGGCGAACTCCTCGTCCGTGATGCTGTCGAGATGAACACCCGGGAAGTAGTGGCGGATATAGATCAGCCGCTGACGAATCCGCTGGTCGTCACGTACCGCCCAGGTGTCTATCAGTTTACCAGCAGGCTCTGACGGGTGGTGATGATCTCCGAAAGCTGGGACATCAGACCGAAGAGGAACAGCGATTCGTTGTCCACCAGCTCCTTGTCGCCGTCGAGGAAGCAGTCGCGGGCGAGCTGTCGCATGGCGTTTACCTCGTCCTTCTTCGATGCCGCCATGAACTTCGAGAACTGCGGGAAAGTCGGTTCGCCCATGTAGGCGACGTAGAACTCTTTCTCGCCGCAGTCCGTATCGCCGAACACGACCATCGGATAGACCTTGCGGACTTTCTTCTCGGCCTTCAGCGCGGCCGCTTTCTCCTTAATCTGGGCTTCCTGCTCCAGCGTAAGATTCTTATCTTCCATTTCTGCGTGATATTTGGTTACAAAAAGGAATAGTCGATTTTGGCCAAAGATGGTTAAAATGCAAGAGGTATATAATGCATAAGTCCAATTCTGTTACATTGAAAGCGGAATTATACCCCTGTTTTATTACAAAAACGACAACCTTTTGCTCCTATTTTGTGCTTTTATGATTATCTTTGCGCACATAAACACTTGAAGATATGTTTGAAAGAAACGCCTTAATAGAATTAAGACAGTGGGCTGCTCGGCCCGGTCACAAGCCAATGGTACTCAGAGGTGCCCGTCAGGTTGGAAAAACTACGCTCGTAGATCAGTTTGCCGCAGAATACGATGTATATCTGAAACTCAATCTTGAAAAAAATACGGATAGACAATTGTTCGAATCAGGAATGTCTATGGATGAGTTGATAACAACCATTTATCTGCTCAATAATCAAGAGCGGAAGGCAGCTCCAACACTCCTCTTTATCGATGAAATTCAGAACTCACCACAAGCAGTTGCTATGCTGCGTTACTTTTACGAAGAAGTTTCCGGTATTGATGTTATTGCAGCGGGTTCCTTGCTGGAAAATCTCATTGACAAGCACATCACATTTCCTGTAGGACGAATTGAATATATGGCTGTTCGTCCTTGTTCTTTCAATGAATTTCTCGGAGCTATTGGAGAAAACGGCTTGAAAACGGCACAACAACGCGCTGCTGTACCAGCCCCTCTCCACGATAAGGTGATGCGCCTATTCAATACCTATACTTTGATTGGTGGAATGCCTGAAGTGGTAAACAACTATGCAGAACATCAGGATATAATTTCATTGAAGTATATTTATGAAACATTGCTGACCGGATACCGAGACGACGTTGAAAAATATTCTGCAACAGAGACCATGAGAAACGTTATCCGCCATATTCTAAATGCAGGCTGGATATACGCAGCACAGCGTATTACATTTGAAAAATTCGGGAACTCGCTATACCGCTCTCGCGAAATGAGCGAAGCATTCAGAACGCTGGAAAAAACGATGTTACTCGAATTGGTTTATCCCATGACCTCGGTCGTAGTTCCTTTGGCTCCGGAGCCGAAACGCTCCCCGAAATTGCTATGGCTGGATACCGGATTAGTCAATTATGCCGGAGGAATTCAAAAAGAATTGGTGAATATACCAGATATAAGCGATGCTTGGACGGGACACATCGCAGAGCAAATCATCGGACAGGAATTATTGAGTACTGATAATATGTTTTCCCATAAACGCTATTTTTGGGTAAACGGGACGGGATCGGAAGCCGAGATCGATTTTGTAATACAGTACGATGGAAAGATTATTCCTATCGAAGTAAAATCCGGGCACAACTCACGTCTACGGTCGTTGCACCAATTCATGGAAAAAGCACCGCACGACATGGCAGTACGATTTTGGGGAAATCCATTTTCTATTGACGAAGTTATTACACCGAAAGGTAAACGGTTTCGGCTTTTTAATCTTCCGTACTATTACGCTGGGCAGATAAATGAAGTTTTACAAAAAAATATATGAGATGAAAACATTGCAAGAATATTACGCAATAATAGACAGTAGTGAATTTGATGGGTTGACAGACGAATCTGTCATCGGATTGTTACCAAAATTATCCCCAGATGATGCGGATTTCAAAAACATTGTTTTGGAAAATACCGCTTTTCTGATCCGTAAATCATTGAATATTCAAGAAGATCCAGAAAATAGGACAGTAAGAGGCTTGTCATGGAGATATCAAGGCAAAAATGTAGATGAACAGGGAAATGAAACAAATTTCTATGTTCCGGATGTGATGGCATTGACTCAGCAGGATTATGAGTATTTTGAGCAGCGTTTCATGACGTGTTCAGGATTGTTTCCTAAGACCGAGTATGGATTACTTGTCTATTTCGGCCAAAAAACGCCATACTCGAAACGTAACGAATTTAAGAAAGAGTTGGCTGATAAATTAATGGCACTGGCTCGAATCTATTGGGGCAAGGCTTTGCAGGGAGGCGAACGAAATTACAATTTCCAGACTTACTTTCCTATATTGCGGACTGCTTTTGCTATTTATCAGGGAGCCAAACTCACAACTGATAGAGATACCGTGTGCCAAGAAGTTATACAGTATCATGCTGATTGGGATATTACGCGTAAAGATACATTACGGGGTATCCTTGATTTTACAAGTTTAATGGCTAAATATTTTCCGGTTTTTAAGACTAAAATTGATTTTGAAAATATCATAACCAAAAATTTAACGGCTGCACGGGAAATCGAAAAGTCATATACATGGGGAGCGATATATATAGTAGATAGCTGTATAGGAATTCGCCAGAAATTGAATGCGGATTCCAAAGACTTATTAAGATATAAAGCTAAATTATTTGAAAAAATGGTATCCGAGCGTTCGGAGAGTTTCGTCCGTTTACAATTCATTGAAACGGCTTTACGCATATATCAAAGTTTGGATGATACTGCAAAAATAGAAGAATTGGAGGCAGCTTATACGGCTACACGAGCAACGATTGAAATGGATCATGAAAAACTCTTTGAATATCCGGATGAGTATGTTCAACAAAGGACTCGTATAATACAAGAATTAGTTCAGGATGCCGATGATGTGACCATAACAACCAATATCGCAACTAATGTTTGGTTCAGTAGTATTGAGGATATCCGGCAAATGGCAAACAATATTGAACAGCAAAGCCTGCTTGCGACAATGGCTACCACCAAAATACTGGATAAATACGGTAATACGATAGATAATTGTACCTCTGAAGAAGAAATACAGGAGATGCACTTTTGGGAGAGTTTTGGTTTCTCCTTTCAAGTCGGTGTTGCATCATTACATGAATACATCATTGAAGCCTACAAAGCTGGAAAATTTACCTATGCGAACCTATTATCTTATTTAGAGTCTACATGGTACAATGAACCGATAATTCACACATACCATGGAAAAGATTTTGAACTCCGTATTTTGGAAGTACTGAAACCCGGATTGAAGAAATGCTTTGAGGAGCTGGATTACGCTTTTCAAGATTTAGAAAACAATCATTTTGATTATGTGATTGTTGTAGACACTCTCACGCTTAAAATAGAAACCATTCTACGATTTATGTGTGAAAAATTAGGCATTGCGACATTCAAGACAAGGGATAAAGGAGGTGAAAAACTTGTTATGGAAAAACTGTTAGATGACATGTTGAGTGACTTGCAGGATACTCCGCGAACACCGACAGGATTTAGTGAAGCGGATCGTTTAATGCTTAAATATGCACTTACACCCAAAGGTCATAACCTACGAAACAGAGTCGCTCATGGACTTATGGATCTGTGGGAGTATTCGTTTGCCGATGTCGTTATTTTGTTGTACTTGGTTATCAAATTAAGCACATACAAATTTACTTCTCATATAAACTAACATACAACTTGAAAATAGCCAGGACTATTCCTGGCTATTTCCCATTTCTATAATAGGTCTCTTATTCATTCTTCCAATATATTACGAGCAATAGCTCCAACCTGTCGTCCGACCTCCTTGCCGTCTTTGAAGAAAATTACCGTCGGTATGTTCCGAATGGAATACCAATAAGCTATATCGTTGTTCTCTTCCACGTCACATGCAGCGATAACCGCCTGTTCCTTGTAAGTTTCCACTAACTCCTCAACCATCGGTGTCAACGCCTTGCATGGACCGCACTACTCGGTGCCGAAATCGACCATGAGTGGTTTCTCCGTAGAAAGCAGCTCATAAAAGTTCTTCTCTGTCGCTTGTATCATAATCATTCGTTATAGGCTATACTCAAACTGGCGGAATGAAGGTGGCATATAGCAACCAGGCATTTGAATACTGGTTCCTGTTGCACTATAACCTGTTTCAAGGGCCGATGCACCGAAACCTGTACGCCGAAAAGCTGAGCGGGTTGCTGGGGATGGCATATAGCAAGGAAGCCGGATTTGCCGGTCAGGTATTTCGAGTGCTGGCCGACAAACAGGACCAAGCGATCCGGAATGCCAAAGCCATCATGCGCCAAATGGAGAACGTCCCGCCGGCACAGGCTGAATCATCCACAACAGTACATCTTCTTGTCGAAGAGTTGAACAAATACATATAACTGCCAACACAGAAGCAATCGTTTAACAATCAAATTATTGTCAATAAATTTGCATCATTATCACAATGTATGATAATGATGCAATGTTTTTGAATTTACGATCCTCGAAAGAAATTATGTCGTACAAACTTACCGCACTTTTGAAAATTTGCGGTGAGTTTGTACAGCCCTCAGACAAAGATGGAATAAGTCATTACTTTAATAAAATGGCTGAAATCGAAAAATATTGCCGCTGTATGCAGGAATTTTGCACACAGCGGCGATATGATTAGACTTTCACCAATTTACCATCAATGCCGCAGCGTTCCAGCACTGCGGTATTTTCTTTGTCGAAAGCAATCAGGCAGGACGGAGCGCCTGCCGTGCCTCCCTGCTCTCCCGTCACGTGATAGAAACTCAGCCGTCCTTTAATAAACAAGATGGAATCCGCATTCGGAAACACCAGCTCATGGAATAACCTTGTGTCTGTTCGCGCAAAGGTCAGAGCAATAGCATTGCGGTGTTCCACGCAACGCCTGATAAACTGTACGATGAGTGCCGTGTCATACGGAGGATTGCAGAACACGCGCCCGAACCATTGCTGTTTGAGTCCGTCATCTTCGATGGTATAATGGTGAGCTGCTGTATTCCACGGTCGGTTCACGGGAGCGCAAGGGTCCAAATCGAACGGCCCCAACCGCCGCAGAATATGTGGCGGTGTGAGCCATTCGTTTTTCCCTGTCGAGGATTTTCCTTCGAAAGTTACATCCATAACCTCCTAAATAGTATCCCCGTCTCCGATTTGGATATCGAACGGATTGAGGTCGAATTCATGAACGATATTTGTATCATCCTGCTGGCTCTCCATGCCGTCCTCGCTGAAGATACAGCCTTTCAGCGTGACGGTGGTGGTCGTCCAGTCATCGCTGGCCATCGGGTTGGCGAACGAGATGATCAGGTCGAACTCTCCGATGTCCATCAGACTGCCGTAGGTCGAGCGCAGGGTCTGCTGCGTGGCATAGTCCATCGTGATGCTCGCCGTGTAAGAGATGTTTCCGAAACCCCGGCTGACCGGTTTGCCGCCCAGACCGTAGTTAGGCTCGATTTTGCGTTTCTTGCTCCATTTGATACCCGAAACGCCTTCGAGTACGGTGGAGCCTTCCTCGATTCCCAAAGCCGTACTGGCTAAGGTAATCATCGACCAAGAGTATGCGACGTTGTTTATGATTGCCATGTTTACATCTATTTAGCGGTTAGTGATAAGCCTTCCTCGACATAGATTTTCACGGCCACGCCGACGGGTACGATGACGTAGCTGATGCGCAGCGTATCGTCCACCAGTACGTTCTGGTTAGGGTCGATGGTCACGGCATAGCCGCTGATTTCCTGCGCTGCCTGCATCTTGGCCAGTATGTCACCGATCAGGGTCTTGAAGGCCGTAATCTTCGAGGGTGCGAGAAAGCCCGTCGCAGGGTTCACCATCAAGGGACTGTGCAGATACGGCAGCAAGGCTTCACGCACGGCACGGCGGCTCTTGTTGATGGTACGGTTGCGGGCGATGGTGCGGTAGTCCCCGTTGGAGCAGGTCTGGTCTTTGGAGATGTAAATGCCATTCTCCCGACCCGAATACTTGATGGGGAAAATGTATCCCTTGTCATCCAGCTCGTCCAACAGCACCGGTGAGAGGGATTCGTACAGGTTGGTCGATACGAACTCGTCCTCGGCATCGAGCGTGAGGTCTCCGAACCCCAGCTCAATCTGCTGGAAGTCGTCGGTAAAGAGGTTGAACTGACGCACCCAGGCGATGGACTCGTGAACGCTTGCCTTGGCAAGGGCGCCCATGACAGCACCCAGAAAACCGACCGGCGTATGGTTCGGGTTGCGGTACTGGATCGTCGCGTTCTGGTCGTTTCGTGCCTGACCGAAGATGACGCTGGTACGGGACGATTCACAGATAGCCGACGGAATGCGGTTCAGGTCGATGACCTTCGCCTCTTCCGTGTCTCCGCCCGTGTTGGCGGGGTTGGCACACAGCACCACCGACAGGGGCTGGTTCAGCTCGGCCAGAGCCACCGCCTTGTCGTTGATGCCTTTGACAAGGTTCAGGTTGTATTTCTCCTGCTCGCCGTTGAGCTTCCACAGTGGCTGTTCTGTCCAGATACCCACCTGTGAAATGAGCCCGTCTGCGGCACGCTGCATCACGTCGAGAGCGTCCCAGTTCTCGGAGCAATCCGCGAACATGACGTACAGCCGTCCCGGGCCGTCGATGTTGCCGCTCATGCGGAAGAACTCACGGATGTGGTAGGCCGGAATGCCGAACAGGAAGTTTTCGTTCGTCTCTTCGTCAAGATCGCACGCGACACGCTCCTTGATGCCGAAGTCCTGCACGGAGGATTTGCGGCTGGTGATGCAGATGACATCGCCCAGTGCCACATTCGCCTCGTTGCTTTTCCCGTAGCCGGCGGTGAAAAGGTCGGGCTGCCCCGATACGTCGAACAGCAGGCCCGTGATTTTCTCGTTGCTTGCGGATGCGGCATACGGCAGATTGCCGTCCACATCCTTGATGATTACATTGCCTAATGCCATATCGCCTGCGTGTTATGATTTGTAATAGGGATTCTTGTAGAGGATGGCCTTGCCCCGGATGGCCGGAGCGGTCTGCGGCGTGTACATGCTGCCGTCGGCATCGATGTAGAGTTCCTTGTAGTCGGGAAATTTCCCGAGGATAGCCAACGCCGCAGCAGGAATCTCGGCCGCCGCTTTCGGTGCCTGTTCTTTCTTCGGGGTTTTCTCGGTTGCCGTATTTTTCTCTCCGGTCGCTGCCGTAGGTGCTGCTACTGCCGCATCCGGCTGGGCGGTATCTGTCTCGGGAATGGTCGTTTGAGTCTTTGCCATAGATATTGCGGTATGAAAAAGGGGGATGGAGTATGGTGTCCATCCCCCGCACGTTGATATTCGGTGATTCGGTAAAGGGTTATGCCGTTTTGGTGTAGGCCGTATGGACGACGATCTCGGCAGGCTTGACGATGTTCACGTCCATCTTCATGCGCATCTGGAAGAAGAAGAGCTCCGAGTTGGATTGCAGGCGGTCCACCTTCAGGACCTCGGCGTCATTGGCGTAATCTACGCCCATCCACAGGTTGGAGTCCATGCCCGACGTGAAGTTGCCCATGACGATGGTATGCTCCGGCACGCCCGTAATCGGGATGATACGCTTGCCCTTGAATCGGTAGCGGTTTACCTCGCTATTTTCGGAGTATTTCACCATCTTGTCGGTGATATACTGGTCGTAGGCGTCCCACGCTTCCCAGCCCATGACGATGCTCAGACCCGAGCGCTTGCGGATCTGCTTGGGGCATTTCCGCCACATCGAGTAGAGGGCCGCCTCGACCGCAGCGCCGTCCTTGAGTTCGGTCGTACCGGAGACGATGCACTGGCCGCCTGCGATGGTCTGGGCATCGGTGGCGTTCACGTTGTCGATGATACGCTTGATTACGCCGTCGAAGTATTTCTCCTTACCGGCTCCGATCTGCACGGCACCGGCGGGAGCCGTGATGCCTGCGGCGGCCGCACCGCCCTTGGCCGAAGTCCAGATGGCGTTTCCGATGAACTCGTTTTTCTTGTCCATCAGAAGGCGCAGCATCGTGGCTTGCAACTTGGGGTCAAGCTCGCGGAAGACGAGGTTGCCCGTCGGCTGTGCGAATTTCCAGTACGCCTCGAAATCGCGCGGGTTGAATTCGAGGTAAACCATGAACTCGGCGGGTTCCAGGTGGCGTTCCGTGAACTGGTATTCGTTCTCGCCGTTCTCACCTTTGGCCCCGTGCGAACTCTGGGGCGTGGGCACGTTGTCCTGAATGATGTCTCCCAGCCGGATGGCGGGAAGAGTGTACTTGTGCTGGATGCCGGACTTGATGTGGATCAGCCCCTCACGGAAGGTGTCGTTGCCCTGCGCCGTATAGGTGAGCAGGTCTTCCAATACCTCTCCGGCATAGCCGTTCTGTAAGAAAGTTACTGTATCTGCCATTGTGTTAGTGATTTTCTGGGTTAGAATCTCGGCCGCGAACAGGGAGCATCGACTCAAAGCGGTAAACCACTTCCGGCAAATCAGTTTATGTGTATCGAGGTGGCGGGATGGTACGTCTCCCGCCGGACGGGGCTATTGCAGCTTCTTGAAGGCGAAGTCCTTGCCCACTACGGCTTCGACCTGTTCTGCCATCTTCTGCCCGGCACTTTTCAGAGCGTCGGCGGCCGCTTGGGCGTTACCGGGGTCGGTGGCGATCTGCTCGCTGATTTTCTCGCGGGCGGGAATCGAACCGATGGTGTCCTGTACCAACTGGAAGTTCGTGGCAGCCATCTCTTTCCAGCCGGGCACCGCGTCTGCCTCGATCTTGCCTTCGTCCACGGCTTTCTGCAAAAAGCTCTGGATGGCACTTGCTTTGGCATCGGCCTCTTTCTGCTCATAGACCTGCAACCGGGCGGTTACGCTGTCGAGGTCCTTCTGGAGATTGCCGATAGTGGCGTCTTTGCCGGCAATCACGGTCTTGGCATCGCTCAGGGCTTTGTTCGCCTCGGTCAGCCGGGCTTCCACACCGGTCAGCTCCGAAATGCGGGAGAGCACGTCCTTGACCTCGTTCTTCTCCTGCATGCCGAGTGAGGCGACCACCGCGCTGTATTCCGGGGATAATGTTTTCTCTTCGTTCATGGATCTGTGATTAAGTTTCGTATTAAGAATAGTGGTTTTCTCGTCCGACGGGTGATTTTCCTCTTCGGGCGGCGTGATGCGGTTCATGACCGCCTGTATGGCCGCCGCGTCCGTGATACCCGACAGGTCGGCCCGCACCTTGTCCCGGAGCTGCTTGCTGGTCTTGAGCACATGGCTTTCGGGGATGATACCCGCCTTCACGGCTGCCGCAGCATCGAAGAATGTTCCGTCCTGTCCGGCTGCCCCGTCCATGATGTCCCTGACCTTTTCACGGCTCAACCCGAACCGCTTGCGGTAGATGGTCTCGATTTGCGTTGTAAAGGCTTTGACCAAATCGGATTGCTCCCCGTCGTTTTCGTCAGGCAGAAACGGGTTGTGAATCATCAGAATGCCGTAATCCCGCATGAACGACTTGTCCCCGGCGGCCCAGATGACGGATCCCATCGAGGCGGCCATGCCTTCGATGACGCATTCGGTAGGCACCGAGGCATTCTGGATGGCGGCATAGACCGTCATGCCGTGCAGAACCGAGCCGCCTTCCGAGTTGATGAGCACCCGGATAAGGGAGGGACGCACGATGTTCTCCAAAAAGTCGAACGCCTCACTGAAACGCCCGGCACTCTCTTCCGTGATGCGGCCGAAGAAGCGGATGGAAGCCGGACGCCCGGCACCCGACTGACAGACGATATGTTCAAAAGTTTCCGTGTTCATCTTTTCCTTTGGGTAAGAATAGCTTCGCTCGCGTGAAATGGTTTATAATCCGCTTTCGGAACCGTTCGGGACATCCTCGGCGGGCTTTTCCTCTTCGGGTTCTTTTTCCTCTTCCTCCGGCAGGTCCGGCACATCGACCGACGGCTCGAATCCCGTAACCTGTTCGTAAACCGGTTCGGCATGATGCCCGTGTCCGGCCGTGTCGTGTTCCGGTGCATCGGCATGTTGCGTGAAAGGCGGCATGACCAGATAGCGCTCGACCCAGTTGCGGTATTTCCAGGCGGAAGATTCCCGGAACCAGACCTCGTAATCCACCCAGTACGCCTGCAACATGTTGGTTGTCATAGGCATGTCGAAGTAAAGGAGATTGCACCGCTCCGTGAGTGCCGGTTCATGGCTTTTGGCATCCTGAATGGCGACGTTCAACCGCTGGAAAACGATGAACGGGTCGCATTCCCGTTCCGGGTCGGTATGGTTGAGCGTATTGAGGATGAAGCGGATGCGCATGGTGGCGCGGCCCTCGCCGATACGTTGCTGCTGCACGAGGTAGCGCACGTTCACGAAGCGGATGAAGACGGCCGGAAAGACGATTTCCATTTCCAGATTCTCGCTGCGCACGATTCGGGAGAATTGCCCCGTGTCGATCATGATGGTCTTGAAAAACGGCGGACTTTGCGGCTCTTCCGGATGCTCCCGTAGTGTGAGGATGGCACGGCGGACAGCCTGATACATGTTCACGAACGGATTCTCCGACACCTGTTCGGGCACGGCTACCGCAGGTTGTTCCGCTCTCGGAGCGGAACCGTTTACGGGTGGATTATGTGGTTTCTTGTCTTTTATCATGGGTTGGGAAAGGGAAATCCCCGGAACAAGATGGGGATGAACAGTTGGTTGACGGTATGGTTCAGTTTCGGGCTGATGCCGATAAACTGCCGATGTTCGGGCCGGCGGCTGCTATATTGGTTGACCGTGTAGAGCCCCAACGCCGGATCGGTATTATGGACGGCGGCGTAGCTCTTGGAAGCGCCGCGTTTGCCCGGTTGCTTGAAATTGCTCGCCTTGGTCCGGATGGCATAACGGGCTCCACGGCGGAAAATCCTCTTCCGTTCGCCGTAGCCGCGCTGGGTGATATTGGTATGGTCCATACGGTCGGCTTCCCCGGTGATGGAGCGCGACAAGGTTCCGGTGTCGTTCATCACGGGATGGGTGAAGCGTCGGCCCCAGCGGGATTTGCGTTCCGGCCACGGCTTGCCGCTGCCGTAAAAGCCGCCTTCGGCAAAGCTGGTGCGGAACCGACTTATGGAGTATTCGCCGGCCATTGTCACGAAGTCATGGGTGTTGAACTCCATCTTGTTGGGCAGATAACGGCCGTTGCCTTTCGGTGCCCACTGCTCGCAGAATTGTTCGAGGGTAATTCTCATGGCTACGGGTTGGTATCGGTTTGTTTCACGCCACGGGGATGACCGTAACGTTTGTAGTATTCCTCATCCGACATGATGCCCCGGTCGGACGAGCTTCCGCCGACTGCTACACCGCCTCCGATGCCTATTCCGGGGATCACATTGAGCTGCTTGCCCACGACGATGCCGAACTCTTTCTCGATTTCATCCGCCGCCACCTCGTACTTGTCCGTGATAAGCGAGTAGAGCTTAATGCGGTCCTCGTTGTTCATGTCGATGCGGTTGGAATACTTGAATTCCAGTCCGGCGGGGATATAGCCCATCGCCACAAGACGGGGGACGATCTGCTCGTTCATTACGTTCTCGATGTAGCGGCGGTACACCTCGATGCGGTCGCGGAAGATGTCCTGATGTGCTTTGGTGGAGCCGACATACGACTGCATGCCTCCGGCCATTGATTCGGAGCCGAGGATTAGGTTCGAGACCTCCTTGTTGGCGAATTGGATCAGTCCGGTATATATCTTCTCGCTGTTGGACATGGTGAAGGTCTTGATGTCCACCTCGTCTTCCAGTCCTGTTACGATAACTTTGTTCTGGGCGGCATTGGAGATGTCCTGCGCCAGACGCTTGCGATCCATGTTGTTTTCGCTGACGGTCTTTCCGTGGATGATGGGCTGGCCGTAGGTATGACTGAAATTGACGTAGTTGGCGACCGTGAACTTTTTGGCGAGAATCAGCGGCGTCGTGGCCGAGAAAAGCCCCAGGTCTCCCGTCTTGATGAGCACATAACGTTTCCGATAGGCGGTCGAGTGGATGTCCCAGTGCGGCAGCCACAAGCCCTGCCGTTTGACGACAATGCCCTGTTCGGGCAGGACGTTACGGCGTTCGATGCTGTTCACCTCTTTCAGCCGTCCCGTATCAGGATCGATATCAGGCATGATTTCCAGCAGCGTATAGCCGTAGAGCTTGGCCTCGATGATGCCTCGGATGATTTTGTCGAACTGCGAGCCCTGTATCTTCTGGCTCTCTTTCACATCCTTGACGTATTTGCCCTTGTCGTTCAGGCGGGCGAGCATATAGCGGTCGCCGAGTATCTGGCTTTCGAGTGTCTCGATGACGGCACGGATGTGCGCATCCTGTTGCAGACACGCATCGTACAGGTCGATCAGACGCGCCCGGTCGTCGAGGATAGTTCCCAGCAGCATGTTCGAGCGCACCGAACGGTAGCGGTTGTGCCGTTCGATTTCCCGCACGTATTCCTGAATCGTTTTTTTCGACGTGTGGAATATGCTTTCGAGCAACTCGTGGTTGAATGTTCCTTCTTCCTGCATTTTTTTCGGGTTTCAAAAAGAATAGTTTGATCCCGAAAAAATGGGTTATCCGACCCCCTCGAACCATACGAACAAATCGGCTCCAATATGTTCGGTTTACCATACAAAATAGGCGGACGGTTACTTACAGATTTTTGGCTCGTTTTTGCGTCTGAAAGTCGCTTGTAAATACCTATAAATGAATTATTAACGATAAAATTTATCGTCAAATTTATAGTCAAAATCGAGCCGAAAAGTATATATTTGCCTGCAAAATTCAATATTTTGAGAAAATGAGAAGAATAGAAAATCATCAAGGGTTCAGACTTCGGTTCGGCGAGTTTCCGGATTTGCTGTTCACCGCCACTGATACCCGGACTTATTTTGACATGACACACTTCCTGCAATCCATGAAGCTGGACCCGGAAGAAAAGATTGATGAATTTACCGCAGGATTCGCCTTGTGGATAGACCATCTGGGCAAGATGTACGGCATACCGCCGGACGAATGTTTTGCCGTCGATGCCGCTACGGGACACTCTCTGGCGGAAGAATCTTTCGCCCTGCCATTCCTCTGCTGTGTCGATCCCGTATTCGGGGTGTACCTGCTGGAAAGCATGTCGCAGATGCTGCTGGCCGGAATCGCGTGTTCCGACTCCTACATCCTCATGCAGGCGCAACAGCGGTTTACCCAAGAAGAACTGCTTTCCACTCCAAACACCGATGAGCTATGAAAACGAAAGGTCCATTTTTACCGTCGAAGCAGTTGCTGGTCTTCAACGGAGCGTATGTACTCATCGCCGTGGTGCGCTCGCTGCACAGTGCGGCGGATTTTTCAGGCATCAACCTCCAAAGCATATCGTTCTCCTGTACCGGGAAGTATGTAGCCACCGGAGGCTTCTATTTCCGACATGCGCACCCCGATGTGCAAATCGACCTGTCGGACCTCGACAACCTGACATTGCAGGAGTACGACCGCCTATGCGGTGTGGAACGCCGCTATTTCACCGTGCGTGAGACCGCCCACAAGCGACAGGCGTATGAGGAACGGCGCAAAGAGTTCCGGAAGTTCTGTAAACAACGTGATTTAGAAGAGAAAGAATGAAAAATAATACAAGATGAAAAGCAATGCGATACTATGTGAAGAGTACCCGGTCAGGGTGCTGTTCAACGATGACAAAACCTTGGCATGGGTAAACCTGCATGACCTCTGTAAAGTATTGGGGCGCGAGGAGATGCTGACCGACAAGGCGGCTATCCGCCAGTTGCCCTCCAGTATTCAGATTCCGTTCCGCAAGAAAGGACGCGAGATGTGGGCTATCAGCCCCTACGACGTCTATAAGCTGATCCGGCCCATGCGGCGCGAAAACTCCATCGCGGCAAAGAAGTGCGCCGCAGTGGAGACATGGCTCAACGAGCTGCTTGAAGATGCGGCCATACAGTCTGCCAAGGCGACGCAACCCGCACAGCAGGAAGACGTGGTGTTCAGCTATCAGGACCATCCGATCTCTTTCCGCGCGGCCAACAACAAGATGATGATAAACGCCACGCAGATGGCCCGCAGCTTCGGCGTGTTGCCGGCAGAGATACTGCGCAAGGCGGATTTTGTCCGCTATCGCCAGCATCTGGTCGAGAAGGGCATCTCGGAAAGCCTCGACAGCCAGATTTTCACCACACGTGGCCGTAACAACGGGGCGACATGGATTGATGAAGAGCTGGCGATGGAGTTCGCCCGGCAGTTATCGCCGGAGTTCTCGCAGTGGTGCAACACGAAAATCAACGAACTGATGACACGGGGCTATGCCACATTGGAACCCCGACCCGAAAGCGGCATGAGCACCACCGAGAATCTGCCCGTGCCGCAAAGCCTCGACGAGGCGCAACAGTTAATCGTCGCCCAGCGGCGGGAGATACACCTGCAACAGGAACGTATCGACGCCGATTCCTACAAAGTGGAGTTTTACGACAACCTGATAGAGGGACGGGATTACTATTCGACGACATGGCTCGCACAGGAGCTTAATACGACACCCCGGCAGTTGCACCAGTTCCTTGCCGAGAAAGGCATCTGTAAGTTCTCGAAAAACCAGTGGGTAGCCTTCCTGCCATACCGAAGCTGGCAGATCGACATACCGTATTACTGGAACAACCTGCGCACCGGCAAGTGTTACGCGGCAGGGACACGCAAGCGGTGGAGCAAGATCGGCCGTGACCAGATTCTCGAACTCTGGAACAGGGAACCGCCCAAACGTCCCGAGCTGCCGTCCGGGCGCCGCAGGGTGGAAAACCCGTACAGCCATCTGACGGAAGGTGTGGATTACTTCACACCCACGCAACTCGCCCGTGAAATCGGCATCTCGGCCAGCCGCATGAGTAAGTTTCTGGAAGATAGCGGCATTTGTCGGCTCGTGAAAAAGCAATGGGCTGTCCTGCCGGAATATCGGGAATGGCAAATTGACGTGCCGTACTACTGGACGAATCCCAAAACCCAGAAACGATGGGCATTCGGCACCCGTAAGCGGTGGTCATTACTCGGTCGGGAGAAAATCATCGAATTGTGGAACAGAAGGAATGCCGGGCAACAACCGGAAGAGACAGTATGAGCAAGGAACTGACCGAAAAAATTTCAAGGGCTACGGGACGCTATCCCGTGAGCTGCGACTGTCCCCGTTGTCGGAGACAATGCCTGACGCCCTGTCTGGGTACACCGGAGGACATCTGGCGACTGATAGAGGCCGGATATGAAGAACGGTTGCGGATTACATTCTGGGCTGTCGGTATGCTGGTCGGAGCCATTCCGTTCCCGATACTGATGGTGCAGGCCCTCCAGACGGAGCGCGGCTGCATATTCTGGAAAAACGGGCTGTGCGAACTGCATGACCTGAACCTCAAACCGACGGAAGGACGCCTGTCGTATCATATCCTCACGGAAGAGAACATCTGTTTTGGCAAATCACTGGGGTGGAACGTGGCAAAAGAGTGGATCAACGTGGAAAACATACCGCTCATTACCCGAATCCTGCAACGCATGGCAAAATGACAACCACATGAAACACAAAGGGAAAAGCAACAGTTCATTCCGGCACCCGAAACAAGTGCTGCTGTTCGGCCATACACGCATACTGGTCGCCGTCTTCAAGTCGATGCAGTCGTGCGCCGAAATCACCGGAACATCCGTCAAGACGGTCAGCCGGGCTTGCAAAGGCGAATATGCGCAGGCGGCGGGATTCTATTTCCGACGGTTACATCCGGACGTGGAGATTGAAATGGCGGACCTCGACACGCTCTCACTGGAGGAGTATGACCGGCTCTGCGGCGAGGTGCGCCGCTATCTGCCCAAAGAGGTGGTAAAGGCTTTCAGGGAGAAGTTCGAGCAAACCTACGGGCATAAAAAAAGCCCCGATGGAGGCTGACCGACAACTATTTCCGGTTCTATGAATACAGAAAAGTAAGATGCAGTAATATTATATATATACTACTACTATCTTACTTTTCTCTTTTTATCTACTAAAAGAAAAACAGAGCGAACCCCTTTAGGGGTGAGCATTAAAGGGTATAAATAAACACTGGAGCGTAGCGGAAGTGCTTTATTTATACCCTCTACCTTGCTTCTTCTTTAGAAGAAGATAGAGAAAATCGATACAGAAATTTCAAAACGGAATTTACTTTTCAAAGCATGATAGATGGCGATTGATGTAAAACGGCTATCCCTTTAACGGATAACGGGACAGTTGTTCTTTCCGTTTCTCCTGTAACTGTAAAGCAAGTTCTTTTATGCTCTCTTCATCGGTGGAATAATTACCTGCCTTGGCTCGCTTTATATCTCTTCGTCGTCCTTTATCTGTCGTCTTACAGACCTTCCAGAACTCTTTCAGGTAGTAATACACGGTCTCTTCAGAACGGGGAACAGCACCGACACCCAGTTCGTTCAAAAGATACCTCCGGAGTTCCTCCATCGGTTCCCGATACCGGGAATAGTTCCCGTTATTGAAATACTTCGCACCTTTGGCCTTGCCTTGCTCGATAGTCCTGCATACCTCCCAGAACTCATCCAGGTAGTAGTAGCCTTTTCCTGCCGGAGCCAGATAATTGACCGGCTCGATCCGCTTGTAAAACCCGTTCCAAAGGACACCGGCCTTTTCCAGCTCTTTCACCAGTTCCTCGCGCTGTCCTACATTGATAGGCTCCAACTGGTAATCTTCTACCGGTCCGACAACCTCCCGCAGCGAATAACGCACCGGTCCGTCTTCCGGTTTCATGCAGTACATGACAATCCGTCCCTCGGCATCGATTTCCCGAAACACACCGTAACCGATTTTCCGACCTAATACGCTGATCTGGTACTGGACATTCTCTTTGGGTATTTCGCGCGGTCTAATTCTGTTGCGCCACCGGTTCCAGACCAGCCCTTCTCTGTAAAGAGCCCGTTGGAGGCGGAGCACCGTCTCCTTGTCGGCGATTTCCAACGAGGTGTAGTCGAAGCATCCGGAAGAGGCGTTCAGTTCATCACCTCGGATCGAGACGTACAGGCACACGGATTGGTTAACACCCACCGTTTCGACAATCCCCGAAATTCCTTGCCCCACAAGGTTCACGACATCACCGCGCCGGGGCGTATCCGTCTCGAACCATTGCCGGAACTCTTCGTATGTTACGGGCAACCGTTTGTCGGGTGTCGCGTCGATAGAGACGACAAAGCGTCGCTGGGCACAAAACTGCGCTATGGCCAGTTCATGCGTCTCATTCTTCGGTCTGTAACATCGGAAGAAATCATGGATTGCCGACTTGCTTTTACTCATCCGGTATTTGCATCTATAAATTATATACAGGTTTACTTTAGGCAAAGATAGAGATTGTCCGGGAAATGCGGGCTTAATTTATCAATTTTCTTTTTAGGGGAACCTAATAAAAGTTTCGACAAAAAATTCGATAATTCATTAACGCACAAATTCCTATGCAAGACTGTATATGCGGCCGTCTGCTTTAATGCCCCATTTTGGAATGTTTTAGTAAACAAGATTCTCCGCATAACCATGTCTGCCATAACATGAAATGACAATCGTCAAGAGGATCCGACAATGCAAAGCCGACGGGTAAATGGATTCTTGCAAAGTCTATCTATGACCGGACGGATTCTCCCGCTGCAAATCCTGTTCTGTTTTGAACAAATAATCCCCCGAAATCGTGCCAAACTTTGAACAAAAAAGTCAGAGCCAAAAACGGGACTTGAAAATCAGGCCGTAGGGCGCGTATCGAATCCGCACCGGGGGCAGTACCCACCCCGTTATTTTCAAAATTATTAGTGTGCTGTTATTCAGTATTTTAACACCTTCACTTTGTAGAAAAGTGAAACTAAAAGCCTATAAATAGACCTTTGTTTCTTTCGGATTGAAAGCAAAAAATTTTTTCTCCCTTGTTTTTAGTCTGTTTTTAACTCGCAAATAATTGACTATCAATATATATAGTTTTTCTTTCAGTCTGCTTTTAAGCGTTGAACCCTATATTTTTTTGAAAAAATTTTTTTTCTTTTCTGTAATAGATTGATTTTCAATTAAATAAAAATAGCCCTCGCGCGCGGGCGTCCACTCTCATTTTAGAGCCGTTTTTTGATTCAAGCGAAAAAAAATATTTGGAGGATTGAAAAATTTGTTTTAGAGTTGAATTGAACCCGAAAGGGAAACAGCCCCGACAAACAGACGGGGAAAACAGAAACAAAAAATATACAGACTTTCAAAAGCGACACAACCGCAACAAGTCTGTAAATAGTAAAAACAGAAAAAAACTATCAATTAAGAAACAGACAGCAAAAACCGCAACAGCGAGAAACAAAGAGCATTTTTTGTGGGAAACCTATTTTTTAGCTCGGACAAACAAAAATTCGCCTGTTCGCTTTGGAGCGATTAAAGAGGGTGTCAAACAACCACACCGCGCAGGACTACAAACCAATGTAGCAAGTCGGAACGGTCGAAATACGTGTATTTTGTCCGCATACGCAAAGCCCGTGATTTTGGGAGGGCGAGAGTCGTATGGAAAAGGGAGGCGATAAAATAATGCCATAAGTCTGCCCTTGCGCAGCCGGAGATAAAAATCGCTATGCGGTAAAAACAATCCGCACGGAGCTTGAGAAAAGAGCATTGCCAATGTCATGCCCATAATCACCAGCCGCCAACCGCCCGAATGTTAGCTGCCCCGTTGGAAAAGACGGGGGACGTGCCAAAGAAGCACCCGTCGGAAATTGGAGTATGTCGGGCTTGCCATGACAGCGGAAAATCGTCTTTGCGTGTGAACGATGCAAATATAGGGCTTTTTTCTGAAATAGCGAGTATAGGGCGCGTTTTAGTGAGGTGCAAATTGAGATGAAATCTGCACGCTATCGGGTGAAAGGTAGCGTGCGATTTTTGGGCACGCACAGGTCGTGCCGTTTTGCCATCCGCAGAACGTGCGGTTCGATTCCGCAGTGCCCTCAATATGCACTATCGCATAGAAACCAACTAAATTTTATCATTATGGCAATCAGTAAGTTGAATGCAGAACAGTTTGCAAACATGGCAGTTAATGCCGCAGGTGTGGTTTTCGAGTATGCCGGCAAAGACGGCAAAAACACGGCTATGCACTTTTTCGGTGCCGATTACGAAGCGACCGTGAAAACGCAGGACGAAATGTTCCGTGTACTGCGCAACGTGGTAACGACATTCTGGGAAGTGAAGACCAAAGAATCACTGCTCCGTGAATCGAATGACGGTATCCGCTCGAAACTCCGTGCAGGAACTCCGCACCGGCTCATCATTCGCACCTCCGCAGGCATTACGGTCAAAATCTTTGACCTCGATGCAAGCGTATGGGCACGAATCGGGTTAATGCCGACCAAAAAGGACTTGGAACGCTCCGCCCGCGACCGCAAGAAGTACATCCACAATGCCACCAAAGCACTCATGGAGGCACTGAATTTCCGTGTGGAACTGCCCAAAGACATCGCCCAGCCCGAAGAGGTGCAGACCGAACAGCCTGCCGAACAAGTTGTCGCCGAAAGTGCGATGCCCGTAGTCGAAACGGTGTCGGAACAGCCTGCCCGCAGACGTGGCAGAAAGCCGAGAAACGGAGCGGAACCCGTAGCCGTTGCAGCGTAACGGCATAACGAATCCTATACAATCGAAGCAAGACAGCGTGCAGAAAATGTGCGCTGTCCTTTTTGTTTCATGCCATGTATAAACTCATCGCTTTCAATGAAGTGGCGGAAAATTTTTCTGCCCACTTTGCGCTCGGCATCTCTCCGTACTTCGACCGCTGCAAAAGCCATGAAACGGGGATGCTGCACTTCATCACGCACAAATTTGTGCGGCACTTATGCCAAAATTGCGGATATGAACGCACCGAATCGTTAGAAAATTTCGTGTGCCGGAGATACAGCCCGCAGGCTTGGAAATTCCTTAAAAAACTAATGTAACAAACCTGAGTGTATGATTGAAATATTCAGCGAAGACCGCACTCGTAATTACGGGCGTTTTGCCCATTTCAAGGCGGCCAAAGACACGCTCGACAAGCTGCTGGCAAAAGGCGAAATTGCCGGCGAACCGCCCGCCGTACTGGTCATGTGCTACAAAGGCACGGAGTTGCAACGCATCTATACAGCAACGTTCAACAGCCGTTGGCGTGTGCCTAAAGAGGCGAAAGCACCCGATGCCGGAGAAAAATTGCGTGCAAAAGGAGTGCCGCAAAAACAATTCAAAAAGCCTCGGCGCATCCGTGCGAAAGAAGCGCAAAGGCGTGCCGAAAAGTGTTTCCATGCCGGTCAGCCCGATTGGCTCGTAAAGCCGCTGCCGATATTCATGTGAGTTCGGCAATCCAATCATGCACTAAAAATCGAACGACAATGATAGAATTATATAATAATGCCGGAACCGAGAGTTACGGCTGTTTCGACAAATTGAAAAGTGCCGGAGGTGTGCTTGCCACTCTGGCTTCAAGAGGCGTGAAAAGCGTTACGGTAAGCAGTTTTCACGGGCAAAGGCTCGTGCGGGTATATCGCGTGCTCACGGGCGAGGGTTGTCGTATCATCAAAATGCCGATACTGCCACCGTTGCCGACACCAGCGGCATAACATAGTTTGAAATATCGGTGCAGGCACGGGTGGAAAACTCGTGCCTTTTTTATGCCCGAATGTAGTCGAATCATAATAATCAAAGCCATGAAAAAGATAATCGCCTTTGCCCGCAAACGGCAGGATGCCATTCTGAACACGGTATTTGTCGCAGGCTTGCTCTTGCTTGTCTGGGTCGGAATCCGTGTGCTGACGGCTCCGTGTGCACCTTGTTTCGGATTCTGAAACTGGTAACAGCATGAACCGGATACGTGCAGTTTAGAACGTATGCCGACAAAAAAATATGCCCGAATTCCGACCGGATTATTCGGATAGCATCTATTCTTTAACAAATTCCGATTTGCCGATGGAAACAAAAGAACTTACAACCCACCAGCGCGGAGTCATTCTGCGCGGAATATGCGGCGGTGCTGCGCTGAAAGGCAAATCACCGCTTATCTCAGAAAACAACACTGTCATAACCTGTGCCCATGAACTAAATGTCTGGGACATCTGCTGCATCAGTTCCGATGCCGAGGCTTTCGGTCTAAAAGCGAAATTCGGTTATGACGGTCAAACCATAATAACTTTTACACATAAGGAATAAATGGCAGAAATCATAAAAACAAACGGGATGCGCCAATCGGTGCAACCTACCAATGGGACCGACTTTACGCTGGAAGAAATGCAGGCAATAGTCGGCGGAGACATCGAACTTGTATTTCTGAACGAAACGGAAATCATGGTCGTGAACGAAGAGGGGAAAATAAACGACCTCGCATACAATCCTGCGGCAACCCGCATTTTCAAAGAAAACCACCCGAGTGTATCGGACTACATTGTCGGGGATGTGCTCGTGTGTGATAACAAACAAATCAAATAGCTATGTCAGGTGCAGATAAAAAATACAAATGTGAATGCTGCGGAGAACCTATTACCCGTGAGGAATACATCAGTCAGGGATTATTTAATGCGTTTTGCAAAACCTGTAAAAAATTAAGCCCGAAAAAGCGCAACGAGAGAGCATATCGGCTGTGGCAATCCGAGCATAAAGACAAAAATTAACTTTCTAACAATATGATTAACTTGTAAATGGCAGATAAGATATTGCAAATGTTTTTCGACATCGAGCGATGGACGAAAGCAATTGAGAAAGGTGTTGGCAAAGACATCCGGAAAGACCAACTCATTCGGCTGACCGACGAACATACCCGGCTGGCAATGGCCGAAGCCATGATGCTGGGAAAGTATGAAATCTCGCCGCCCCATACGGCTCAAATCCCCAAAGACAACGGCGAGTTCCGCACGGTGTATGTAAACGAGCCGATGGACCGTGTGATACTTAGTATCGCCAACGACCTCCTGTTCGACCTGATGCCTGAAATGCTTCACGAAACATGCAAGTCCTACCAGACAGGAATAGGTTGCGGCCAAGTGGTTACCGAGGTCAGTCATCAGATCGTGAACGCCGCAAAGAACGGAGTTCTGGGCTGGAAATCCGACCTCTCCAAATATTTCGACAGCGTACCGATTCAATTCGTCGATGAGGCATTCGATAAGGTTGAGGACAAACACGGCCATTCCGTTTTAATCGACGTGCTGCGGAAATATTATCATTCGGACCTGTTTTTTGATGAGGAAAACAGGCTCCGAAGTCAATACCAGTCCCTCAAGCAGGGCTGCGCCATAGCGAGTTGGCTGGCCGATATACTCTTGTACGACCTCGATGAAGAATTGTCGGAACTGAACGGCTACTATGTCCGCTATTCGGATGACATGCTCTTTGTCGGTGCCGACTATGAAAAGGCAATGGAACTGCTCCAAAAGCGACTTGCCGAGAAGACCATGAAGCTAAATCCGAAAAAGGTGGAGTACCTGACAGCGGACAACTGGTTCAAATTTCTCGGATTCAGCATCAAAGGTAAGATGATTTCGCTTTCGTCAAGCCGTATTAAAACCTTCCAGAAAGAGATTGAACAACGAACGATTCGCTGTCGGGACACAACGCTGACGAAAGCCGTTCATGCTGTGAACCGCTACCTATACAAGGGCAACGGAGAGTTCAGTTGGGCGACACAGATTCTTCCCGTATGCAACGTGCGGAAAGACCTTGACGAACTGAATATGTTTGTCATGGATTGTCTGCGGGCAGTTGCAACCGGCAAACGCAAAGTCGGAGGTCTGGGATATGTCAGAAACAAGTCTGACGGATGTATCGTCCGGGGACGTGGGCGCAATGTGAAAGCGAACCGTTCCAAAACCGGAGGCAACATCCCCGGCTATCTGACGATTGGCTGCATGAGGAATGCCATGCTGACAAGTCGAGCTGCGTACAACACGCTGGTAGCATCACTGTAACAATGCCGAGTACACGGCAAGCTGATGAAGGGCTGGAATTCATATTACAGGTAATTTAACCAGAATTATCCTGAGTGAAATCCGGTTTATCGACCGGTTTCACTCAGGATTTCTTCTGGCAATAGCCTGTAACCATCAAAGTGATAAAGTAATGTACCATCCAGCCAGACATCTGCACGAAAGAAACTGAAACACATCAGCAGAAGTTCGAGGAATGAATTTGAGATTCCCGCGTGTAACCCAGCTCTATCGAGAGTCTTGAAGGTGATTGGACCATCACCTTCAGACTCCTCAAGAGCTGGGCTCTCGCGGGCAACATCAAGCAAGTAAAGAAATGTGTCTGTCATTATGAGAACTTCTTCTTTAGCACGAAAGCGCGGTGATTCAAGGAATATGATTCAACATGCCGAGTTTCGATACAGCCCGTCCGGCGCCGTCGTATCCCTAACGTCATACGACGGCGACCATCCGGCTTCCGAAACTGGCGTACATCAAAGCAATAAAGCAATGTGCCGATATTCTGAGAATCATGAGAAGCTGAGTACACAGCTACAAAAGTCAAGGTCGGAATTTCAGTTATGCAGCTCTTGAACTTGCGGCCAGAGCTGCCCTCCATCCGAATGGATGGAGGAGAGCAAAGGCCAGCAGAACAGAGCCGCACACATCAGGAAAATAAAGGAATGTACCGTCCGAATGAGATTTTCAGCACGGAATACTGCGGTTCAGGGGACAAGAATCAGCGTGCCGCAAGCAATGAAGTCCCGGCAATGACATCGTTATTCACTATCAGGAACACGACGTCGCTGCCCGGACTTCAAATCGCGGCGCACATCGACATATTAAAGCAACGTGCCATAATCCTAAGAACCGCAAAAAAAACTTAGCACGAAGTGAAAAGTCAAGGTCAGGAATTTAATGGTGCAGCTAATAACAGCAAGGACCGTAGTCCGAGGCATCTAATCAGATGCCAGTGGACAAGGTCCGTAGCTGAATAGCTGCTCATATCGAACTGATAAAGCAATGTGCCGGCCTGATTGAGACTTACGGGCAACGCAGCTCGATTTTGCACGAGGAATCGAATTTAACATACAGTATTCTACCTGGATCCTGACCAGGCGATTACCTGGTTCTGGATCCAGGACCTACTGTATTCATCAGAGCTATAAAGCCATGCGTCAGCGATTCGAGTGCATAAAATGACAAACAATTTAACCGGATAAAAAATGAACGTAAAAGACATTGAAATCGGAAACTGGTATCATATCTCGGGAGATATAGATAACGGGACCAAAGACGGGAAGCCTTACACCTCCCATGACGAAGTTACACGGAGAATCAAGCGGGTAACGGACACCCACATCATTTGCGAGTGCGACAGGAAATTCCTGATTAACGACAACCTGAAACTGAGCATTCCCGCCTTCAGGAGAACGGACATGGCCAATTCGTAGGAGCTATGGACAATATCTATCAAGAAACAGTCCGTGCCGTAGAAAACGGGGCGCGTTTCAAGGTTGACTTCCAAACACGGAGCCTCAAAGTAAACGGCAAGTACGTCATCCGGGACGGCTCGTATGAAGGTGCTCTCGGAGTGCCGCAGTGCAGTGAAGAGGAGTTCTTCTCGGAAGTGGAAGAACTGTACCGTCGTTACAAGCACTCGATTCCGTCGGAACGCAGCGAGAGTACATCGCGCCGCTATTTCATGGCATTGCCGGAAAGAGAATTGAGTGACGACGACATGCTCTATGGAGAGCGTCGCGACAAATCACAAATCGAGCTGGAACTATTCATCCTCTGCCAACTGCTCGGCGGCTTCAAATGGAATCCCGAGAAGTTCGGCCGGTGGTTCTGGCAGAGCAAAGAAGACAAGGACCTGGTAATACTCAGACAATGGGTAGAGCCGAATAATAATCAATCAACTATTTAATCATGAGGAAAAAACAAGAGACGAATGTTACGTGCCCGACATGCGGGACGGAACTTGCCATCGCAGGCAAAAAAGTTACCATCGCAGAAAACCCTGCGGCATCAACCAAACAGGCACAGCTGCCCAAGACGGCGCACGAACGCATCGAGGCACTCCGCAGTGTCGGCGTGGACGTGAGCTGCCTGTTCGCCATGCAAGGAGCCAACGGCGGCGATTATGTCGCCTCGAACAAGGACGGCAAGCTGTCGATTCTGGACGACAACGACCCGATTTTCGATTACATTCTCGAAAAGGGAACCGTACCCAACCGCCGTCTGTTCCGCCGTTTCGTCATGGCGCAGATGTTCCACATGCTCTCCTACAAGGACTACGGCGCTTGGAGTCCGGTCGGCGTGACCGAGATGATCCACCGTCTGGGCTATGAGTACCAGTGGAAAATGCTGCTCGACGAACTGCGTGCTCAAATGAAGATGGAGCGAAACGACCCCGAGAACTTCGCGGACAGGAACCGCTGGTTCAACGTCAAGGTCGCCACGGCTATGGCGGAAGATTACATCGAACACCTGAAAGCGCATGTCGATGGCCTGCCGGTCAAGAAATGCAAGGGCATTCCTTACAAGCGTATCGGCAGCCACAACATCTTCGTGCAGGACCTGCACTCCAAACTCTACAGCCCGCTGCGTCTTGCAGCGTACCATATCGGAGCGGCTAAAAATGCCACCCAGCTCTACAATGCCGTGAAGAAGTTCAACGACAAGCGGTTCAAGATGAAGCACGCCACGCCCCAAAGCAAGGCGTGGATAGATGCCTACAAGGGTGCCGGCGCATTCTACACGATGCAAAACCTCATCCGCTTTCACAACTGTACGGCCATCGACGACAGCGGGCGACGGCTGGACAAATACCAGTCGCTCGCATTCCTCTCGGCCAAGGCCGAAGAGTATAAGAACGGTAATGGTTGGCGCCTGCTTGCCGCACTGAAAAAGATGCTCGACGACAACGGCATCGACATCAAAAAGAAGATGGCCCAGTGGCGTAGGAAGTAAGCCGTCATCGCCTGGCAGGCTTGATGTGATGGACCGAAAACTTTCAGTTCGTCTTCCTTGACAGGATCCTGAGGCGCTGGCTACACGCCGTGCCTCAGGATCCTTCCGGAAGACCATACATCGAACGGATAAAGCCATGCCCCACATCGGTAGTCGCATCATTATGTATCCTCTAAAAATGTAATGACAATGAACAAGAAACAACTCAGACGCAGGGCGTACCTGCTGTACAAACTGCGAAAGAAAGGCGTCCGCTGCCTGACCCGCCAGTTCACAATCTTCTACCCATACGGGAAAGACCCTGAAACAATGGCGGAAATTATTCACCTCCGAAAAGAATTCCACTTCTCGGTACAATTTGAAATCGCATGAAGCGGCTTCTTAACCCGGACATTCAATGCACCGATCCCGACCAACTGCAATTCTGCTTGAAAATATCGGATACGGTATTCTGGTATTGCGAGCCGAACACCTGCCACCGTGACTTGCTACCGTGTGCTGAAACGGAATCCAATCGGATTTATCTGCGGTATCTCGGATACCCGACGGAGTTTCTGCGCGATGCGCACAATGTGTCCGAGGTCCGAAAATTCGCAACGGACAACATGCTTTGGCGGGAAGGTGAAATCGACGTGACGGATTTCAGCCGGTCGGAGCAAGAAGAATTACTGAAAGATTACGGTTACAAGTGGGATGATTTCTCCACAGACACCGACCGTAACCAGATTATCTGTGAGAACCATTTCGAGCAATACCTGCTCGACTATCGAAACGACATTTGAATGAACAATCAAAAACATAAATCATCATGCAATACGAAACGACAGATTGGCGCACGAGGGCCGTAAAATACCTCCAACAATACACCCGCGCCATGCGGGATGTGATAGAGCGTTTTGTCGAACTGTTCTGGGATCAGGATGTGACGGACGAAGAGAACCTTATAGCTTTCGAGAATTACGAAAGCGAGTTGGAAACTGCTTATACATACTGATATGAACAGATACGAACAAATAACCTATAAAGGACACCACATCAATATCTACTACGATGACTGTCCCGAAAGTCCGCGCGAGTGGAGCAACCTCGGCACGTTCTACACGGCACACCGGCGTTACCGTCCCGAAAAGGAGTTCGACGAACATTTCGACTTCGACGAAGTATGCGACGGCCGCCCCGGAAACATTCGGAAATCATTCCTGCAAAAACATGTCGCTTTGAACCTTTTCCTCTATGACCATAGTGGTCTCAGCATTTCATCCGGCCCCTTCTCGTGCCGATGGGACAGCGGATGGTTCGGGATTGTGGCGGTCAGTGTTGAACAGGTAAAAAAGGAATACGGCTGGAAAGTGCTCACGCAATCCCGCCGCAAGAAAATCGAGGAATACCTCCAAAATGAAATCGACACGTACAATGAATACCTGCACGGTGAAGTGTACGGATTTCAGGTTACGCCGGAAGATGACGACACGGAAATTCTGGACAGTTGCTGGGGATTCTTCGGTGATGACGGGCTCGACCAACTCAAAAGCGAATGTCAGGCTTACATCGATGATAGAATTGCCGAGGACAACCGGCAAAAACAAGCCGAACATCTCCGCACATTCGGTCTGAAGATCCCATTCCCGGAATTTGCATTATCAACAAACTAACACATACCGCAATGGCTGATAAACTAAAATATAACGCAACAAAAATCATAAACGGCTACAAAATAGACGTTAAGGTGCGGCTCGACGATGACTGCCGCAACGGACATGCCGACTTCGGCATTACAGCAACCATCTACGAAAAGGACAAATACGGCGTCTGGAAATGGTGCATGGCAGGGTGTTGCCATGAACAAATTGCAGTGGCCTTTCCCGAACTGTGTCTGTTCATCGCCTTACACCTGTGCGACGCCAAAGGAGCACCGATGTATGCGCAAGGCAACGGATTCTACCACTTGCGAAACAGCTCCAAGGAGGTTACAATGAGCGAACTCCGTATTACCCAACAAGAGTACGACCGATTCCTTCGTGAGGCGGAAGACCAACTTTACTTTACCTACCTGCTCCAGACGATGGGCATACCCGCTCGTTGGGAGAAGGAAGCCCGCGCCGCAATCAAACAACTCGAAGAGCTGACCGGAGAACAATTTGAAGACACCTCCGTTCGCTATCAATTTACCCCTCTCACAGAGGAAGAATTCCAGCTTGTGGAATCCCGAATTGCCGAAGGGTATTATCTGCCCGCCAACATCAAAAAGCGCAGACACGAAGCCCTGCTTGCCGCCAAACGGAAGAAAATAGAAGACCTTAAAACCCATGCGGCAAATGAAAAGGCGAAAATCGATCAGGAACTCGCCGTTAAACTACACGTGCTTCGCTGTGGAATGCCACTTGACAACTTCATCTACTACGACCATCGAAACACGGGCGTATTCAACTGGCGGGACTATGCTTCCAAGAACGACATCGTTACCCAGGAACAATTTGACCGCTTCCTGAAAAAAGTGGATTATTCCAAACTGCCTTCCGGCATCGAATTCCAACTCAAATCCGCGTGACATGATACAAGTACAATACATTCAGGAATGCGTATGCGGAGCGATGACCGTAACATTTGAGAACGGCGCAAGTAACAGTATGAGCCGCGAGGTTTTCAACCGTATCGGATTCACGGGAGAACGTCTGCCGCAGGTCTTCTGCAATTGCAATCATTGCGTCAACCATTGGGGCATCGATCTCTGCAAATGCGGCTCAGGAAAGCCCGTCGGCAAATGTGACTGCGGAAGCGATGAGGCCAGCGAGGAACTCGGTATAAAAAGACCTTTTGTCGGATGGGTATTTTAGCAGACCAAATCAACGCACTCGACCGTTTGGAAGAACAGTATAAGCGGGAGAAAGAACGTATTGAACAGGCCATTGCCGATACCGTGCGCAGCGTAGGGCAAAATCCGGCTGTCAAGCCAATCGGGAAAAACATGTTCACGATTCCCATGTCCGAACTGACAAACGCCCCTTGGTCTCCGGAATTCCACGACTGGACGATTCAAGCGGAACGCCTGTTGGCCGTACTGAACAAAAAGCCGGTCAAAGATTGGCTGACATTCATAAGGGAACTGCTCGACAAAAACTCCGGTAACGGGTGGTCCGGTGTCACAGTCTGCAAACAGGTACTGAGCAAAAAATTCCTCCGGAAGGTTCTCGAACGACTATAAAAATTAACACGAGAGAGAAGGTCATCGCCTTCTCTTTTTCATTTTCAACTATTCTTCAACAGATAAAACAGAAACATCATGAGATACGTCGTAGATGCCCCGATGGTCGCCCATCTATGGGCACATCAAAGTCAGGATAGCGCACGGAATGGGCGCAACTTCTACTTCGAGGGCAAAGATATTTATTCCTATGGGTCACATTTCCGATGTGCCTCGGTAGAAGCAAATCAACAAGGGCAAAAAGCCTATCTGGTAACAACCCGGACCTATTCCAACACCACCTGCAAACACATGGGCATGGTGCGGAAAGCGATTCCCTACGGAGAACTGATTTTCTACACGCCCCGGTCGGTTTCCCTACACAACGACAGGCTGTCGGAATACAGCTATTACGAATCGGCATATTACATTGTCGATCAGGTGGAAGAAATCAGTGAGTACATCAATGCACAACAGAAATCCCGTACCCAGAATTATACGGAACATGTCAAAGAATGCCTGCTCAACATCGGTCGCTGGATTGAATTCTGGGGACTTGACAAACGGCAAAAGTCTGCAACTGGTCGCTGGCTCATGCCGGTACTGGCCAAATTGAGCAGTACCGCAAAAAAAGACATTACGAAATTCTGGACCGTAACAGGCGAACGATCTCGTTATTGCAGTGAACTGCCGAGAGAAAACAAGTCAGAATATCAGGAATTGTTCCTCGATATTCTTGCACGCGGTCTGCTTCAGACCACATCCGCCGCAGAATACAAAGCCCGGCTCTCTCAACTCTTTATCGACCGTACCGGTGATCCGCTGCTATGGGAGCATTTTGCCGAACGTAAAGAACGGCAGGACGCAATCAATCGTCGTAATGAAGAACTACGGGAGCAGCGGTATGCCGAACGTCGTGAGAGATGGTTGCGTGAGGAAAAGGAGCGGTGCCGCATAGCCAACATGTCTTTCGAGGAGAAAAAAGAACTGTGGTATTCGGGCGAAATCTCGAATAGATGGTTCACCGTTCCTTACGGCCTTGACTTTAATGCGTTGCTCCGGGTACACAACGGGTGCATCGAGACCTCAATGGGCATTCAGGTCAAAGCCAAGGAAGCTGTCCGCCTTTGGAAATTGGTTGAACTGTTCCACAAAAACGAAGCCGACTTCCGACATGACCTTGTTCATGATGCCAACAACCATAATTGGAGTATCAATTCATACAAGAACGACATTCTGACGGCCGGCTGTCATCGCATCAGATACGAAGAAATGCGGAATGCCGCCCGACAACTTGGCATAGCCGCATAAATAAATGACTGATGGCTATGGAGCAGAAACCAATCCGAAAACTCAGAAAAGGAGAGCTTTTCCGTCTCTCAGACCACGAAACCGCTCCGGTCTGGGTGCGTGGAGAATATATCCGTGAAGCGAAGAAATACATTACCTACAAATACGATGATGTAAATCACGAGCGGTTACTCTCCGGCGACAAGCGTGTCATCGTCGATTTCATTTTTTGACCGATAATAAAAATCCACACAAGATGAGCAGAAGTTTACACACCGGAAAAATCTACCGCATCGAATACATGAATTGCAACCACGGAATGTTCGGCGGTGACGGACAAGAAGCATTTTACAACATTCTGTCTATGTTCGATATCGCCAATTCGGCAGAAGACGAGTTCGATGACGATTACGAAGTTCAACGCATTGAATTGGAACGCTTGCGAACGATCATTGGTGAGGAAAATGAAACATATCAGGCACATGCCGAGGAATTTCACGAGGAGTTGAACCGAGCACGAACAAGCAAAGAAGACTTTATAAATGTGCTCGACCTCCTGATCAAAGAAAGCGACCCGAGCAATGATTGGGTGCTCATCTCTTGGTTCTAAAACATCTGAAAATATGAAACGAACAAATGAAAACATCGTCTCCAGCTTCTTCTATTACATGTGGAATCAATGGAGCAAAACGGAATGCGAAACCGTATTCGGAAGCATGGCCGGGCATTTCTGGGCAAAATGGTGCGGTCTGAGCAGCACTACGTTGTCGGGTGCGGCCGAACGCTTCTATGCCGAACTGGGCAACAACGCCCGCGACAAAATCGTGGAACGGGCGTGCGAACTCTATGACGGACAAAGGTTCGTTACCGAAAGGGAGGAGGAAGATGAAAGCCAAATCGACGTATGCGAATGCTGCGGCGGTCGGAATATCGCTCCTGAACCTTATGACGACGGTTGGAACACTCGTACATGGTGCCCGGACTGTGAAGAGGAGCATTATGGTACCAATCTCAAAGAATACAAAGAGACAATCAATGCGTGGTGGGATTCACTCGACGATAATACGGCAGAACATCTGTCCCAAGGAGCTGAAAACCGCAAAGCATGGTGGCAGTCACTCTCTTTCGACCAGCAACGGGCATTGTACAAAGATAATTTCTGGACGAAAAATGAAGATAATGAAAACGACGACCAAACGACATCTCAGCACACAGATATGCAAACTCCTGCGCATGATCCTTGGCGATGCAGTGTATGTGGCTCATTGTCGGTAGAGTGCCGCACATGGAGCGATGTCAACACCGGAGAATCTGCCGCTGGAGACGACGGTATCGAGTATCTGTGTCTCGATTGTGAAAACGACAACGTGATACACGAATCTGAATACCTACAGAGAGTGGAGGAATGGTGGAACGGAATGGATGAAAATGAACAAGAGAAACTTGTTTATGTACACTTCGGTAAAATCGAGCAGACCACAGAGGGGCCTTTATCCCGATTCTGGCAGACGTGCTCAAGCAAACAAAAAATAGACATCTGGCGGAAAATCATTTATCCTGATTATGGCGCCAATGACTAAATATACAGTAAACACAATTTATTCACCCGAGGCGGAGAGCGAAAGTTCTCCGCCTTTTTTATTCTTCAACTGTTATGAGTAAAGGATACAACGCCCCGGCAGAAGTCCGGGAATTGGAAAAACAGATCAACGACTTCACGTATCGGAACGGGCTGGACGTGAAGACCGTCTTTCAGGACTTGCTGCGCTACATCGTACACGGGTTCTCGCTCCCCGACACGCCTCCGCTCTCCGATTGGAGGTACAATAAAGAGCAGACCAAAGTATTCTACGACATGTTCGCCACATGGATACAAATCATGTCGCAGCAGATCGAACGGTACGGCTGGTACGATGCTTTCGGCGACCTGTTCATGGCACTGACCTCCCAGAGCGGCCAGCAACAGAAAGGCCAGTTTTTCACACCCATGCACATCACCGACCTTATGTCGAAGATAACTATGGGCAAGCAAGAATCGCCGTCCAAAATCATTTCTGTGTGCGACCCTACGGCAGGCAGTGGCCGGACGCTGTTGGCGGCCAAGGCCGACCGACCGCAAAGCTATCTGGTCGCATGGGACATCGACTACACCTGCTGCCTGATGTGCGTGTGCAACTTCCTGATAAATGGCTGTGTGGGCGAGGTGGTCTGCATCGACTCACTCCGGATGGATAACTTCCGGGGAGCCTGGATTGTCAATGAAGCCTTATGCAGAACGGGGCTTCCCACTGTCCGCAAACTCGACGAAAAGGAGTACAACCTCTTCAAGCAGGCCGACATTCCGCCTTACGTCTTCTTCATCAATCAGGAAGGCTACGACGACTATTTCCGGACGCGGGAAACGTGGGCGAAAGTCATGTCCCTCTTTCAGGAACCCCCGACCACCAACACAGGCACATGATGCCGTATCATAAACGTAAATCCTATCTGCCTATGTCAGTCAAAGGTCAAATCACCACCGCCGAACCGCTGGAATTCAAGGATTTCATCCGACTGCTTTCCGGCCTTCACGAGGACGGCAACTACCTCTGGGAACTCTACTGCTGCATCTCTTTCTGTACCGCCTGCCGTGTGTCAGATGTTCTTTCCATGACATGGAAAGACGTACTCGACAGAGATGCGCTCTACAAAATCGAACAGAAAACCGGCAAGACGCGCCAGATTCCGTTCAACGAAAACGTACAGCGGCGAATCACGTCGCTATATAAACAACTCGGTTCTCCAGATAAACGATTACCGGTCATCTGCAACCCCAAAACGAAGAAACCCTATACTTCACAGTATATCAACGACACCCTGAAATATCTGCGGGTAAAATATAAACTGCCGATCAAGCGGATTTCCAGCCATACCTTTCGCAAAACTTTCGGTCGGTACGTTTACGAATTGATGGGACGTACAACCGAATCCCTGATTCTACTGTCGATGATTCTCAAACACTCGTCGCCGCAAGTAACAATGGTCTATCTGGGAATCCGGCAGGACGAAATTACCAGCGTGTTTGGAAGTATTCAACTGAACTACTGATATATCATTCGCCATAATGATAACCGGAGCTGTCCTGACGTGAGTCCCGGCAACTCCACTTTTTTTGAAAAATCAAGAGACGGGTAACGCCGGTCTCTTCAACATATCAACTAATCTTTATAAAACCTCTTCTTTATGGATAACATAAGCAATATCATGGCCGCCATTGTGGCCATTCTGAAAAACAATGGTCTGACGGAACTCTCGTTAGAGAACTACGACGAACTGAACGATCCGGCTTATATCATCTGGTTCGATGATGATGGCACTCCCTACGACGACCCGGTTATCAAAGTCATCGTGGAGAACTCCGAAATCTCTGTCGAACTGGAGGCACGAAATTTCTCCAATAATGTAACCCTTCAGGATTACGAAATAGACCGCCTGGAATGGTGGCAAGGTATCCATGCCTGCGTACTGGAGGTACTTGAAAATGATGGCAAACGCCGTTGTCCGGCCTGCGGGAAACCGCTTCGTGCCCGCCAGAAATACTGCTCCGAGACCTGCCGGAAATTCGCAATGCCCCAGCCGACACCGCAAAAGGTAGCCGAACTGGCAAACAAACGCATTCAGAAACTCATCGCCCGCATTGCACAGGGCAACCGAAAACTACGTGCGGAGTTAATAGAAAAATACACGGTCAAATTATGAAATACAAAGACTATACTATCAAGTACACATCGACAGGCAATACACATGCCGATCACATGGACGATATCTTTTGCAGGGTGTACCGACAACCCAAGGATGCGTCGGAAGCCGAGATGCTGAATAGCTTTATCATCCCGGGTGGAGAAATTCACGATTACGGATCGGCAGAGGCCGCAATAACCGCCTATATGCGGCGGGACTATCCCGATAACAATGAGCAGGACGCACAAGATTACCGAAAATTGCAAGAGTACCATAAAGAGCTGCAACAACAGATGAAACTGCTCATCGAACGTCTTCTTACCCGACATGGCGGAAATATAACATCATATCCGATAACCGATGAGCATGGAGGTTACGACTATCCAGTGACGATGCTTTTTCACGGGCGATACGGTTCCAGTACCATCAATATAACCAACGTTTATCTCGACGGAGCAGGGCGATTAAAAGCCGGTGGCATCAATGACCATGAAGGCTCCATTACACGTGAACTCGAAATTCTCCCCGAGCACTACGCAGGGATATTTGCTTTTCTTGCCTTCGCACTTGGGATAAAACCGATTCCCCGTTAAAAACAATTCTAAAAAACAACGATATGGACTTACACCAGTATTACAAAGAAAACAAAGACGAAATCAATTCGTCTATCATGGAAATTGCCAGCGACCTGGCTGTTGCCCGATTAGTTGACAAACACAAACTGCCTTTCGATGCCTATGTCGAACCGGAAGACCCTGACGATCCGGACAGCGGAACCTGCTACAAGGAAGAGTATCAGGACGAATACAACCGATTCTACGACGAGGAATACAATCGCCTTGCCCAACTGATGAAATTCGACATCACGTCTCCTGATGGCATCGCCGGGAACGGCAACGATTCTCGGGCAACCGAAGTCAAGACGGTTTACGTTACGGTTCGCTACGACATCGAGAACCGAAACGGTAGCGAGGTGTCCGAGGAGGATATCGACGACATCCTCGACCAGCTCCACCGAGACACGAAAACCGTGGGCGACATCATCGTGAACACTGAAATCTGCGGTCGCAATGACGAGAGTGGTTTTTAGAAAATGGAAGAACGGCGACATCATCGCACTCTTCCCCGACGAACCGTGGAGCCGGAGCAGCTATATGACTACTTCCTACATGCACGTCGGTCAACACGGAGCCGCAGACTATGCCGGTGTCATCGCCGATACGTCTCCCGCACAAGAAAACGAATACAAGGATTTGCTCAATGAACTGAAAACCATCGGTTATACCGATCTACGCATTGTTCAGCGAGCACGACCCAAATTCACTAACGAAAACATGTAATGGAAAATAAAACTTACGAAATCGAAATAGACGGGCGAATCATTCCCGTCACAACAAAAGAAGTGTTGGACTTCTATCCGAAAGAGTATCATCTTACCGAAGACGATATCCGGCAATACGCCGCCATGTACACTGCCCGAATCAAATGTTACAGAGAGTATGACGGCCCGCTTGATGCCGCCTACGTTCGCAGGCTTTTAGACGAAGAACGCCTGATGAAAAACGGAGAGTCGGACGGCTTCCGCCTGCAACTTGATTTCAGATGGTATGTGGAACTCCGCAAAGAAGACGGATCGCGAGTAGCCCCGTTCAAATATGCCATAGAGGCTTACTGCCTGGACAATATCCAATCTTTCTCACGTCGGTACGTCAGCATGGAAAAGGCACTGCTGCATTGCCTGAACGGATTCAATGAAAACGCAGCCATACCGAACCGATACGAATCCATCCAAGATTACTTATCCAAACACCCTGAACAATGACAAAAGCAACAATCATCTTCGGTGGTGATGCCATCAGATACTATAATGAAACCGGCCAAATCCCGTCAGCCGAATGGTTGATGGACAACGGCGGTGTAGTTCAGGACATCGAATTTTCCACCAAAGCGGAGTACAACGCCTACGTGCAAGGCGTATCGGATGCCCACTTGTGGGGCGATTATCATATTCTCCCGAAAACAGATGCAGTTCCTCAACCGGAAAGCGCGGTTTGGATGCGATTGGGCGCAACTGTGCATGGACACAAAGACGACATCGAGAAAATCATTCAGGGGGATTGCGCCACCTTGAATAAACTCCTCGAAAATAAGAGCTTCGACATTGACGGCGAGACATATATCCCGGCATCTGTCATCGAAGAATATAACAAAGAAAATCAGACCGACTTCGATGAAGAGGATATTGATTTTCCAACTACTTACATATCACAATAAATTATGACACCGCAAGAACAACAACAAAAACTATCGCAAAATATCGTGGATTCTCTCTGCCACATATCCGAACGCCCAGACGGGTGGTTGCCTCATATCGTATTCGTGGAAGAAGAAGGAGAAGACGGCTATCCCTGCTATGTCAGGTATAACCTAATCGACTATCACGCGGACGGTACTTGCACGCTCCAGCGCCCGAATACGGATGTTCAGGAAACAGACCGTGAGCTTTGTGAGATCAATGTAGATTGGCTTATAACCGTCTGGAACTGGTACGTTGAGTTAAGCATCGAGCAGAAAACATGGAAAGACCATGCGGTTGAGTCCCTCCGGCAAAATAGCGACGCCGACGAAGGCTTGATTCGGGAATTCGCAGAAGAACACTGGCAGAATCTGCTGCTGGACAAAGACAACAGCAAGGCATTTGAGAATTGGCTGCATCAGGATGAATCAAAGGAGCCACGTTACTATGCTTTCATCTGGAATTGCTGCCATCTGGACCGCAATATTTCCAATGAGCAACTGCTCGAAGCCTGGCGAAACGGTCCTTCTCGCAGCACCACAGACGAAGACGACGAAACCGAATACGAGGTCGAACGTCTGACGCTCGACGAATTGGCCGAGCGCATCAACGATGAATGCTTTAACGATAACGAAGACTATGTCCGATTCATACAAATAATTGATTAACACAGAAATTATGGAAACAGATAGAAAAGAATACCTCCAGCGTCCTCTTATCGAGGACGTTGTTTATGAAATAACTGATAACCTCATACGTGTCAGTAATTCCAACACTCTCTTTATAAACCTAACGAAGCGTAATCGGATTCAGCTTGCAGAAGTCGAAAAACTTTTCCGGGAGTTACGAAAAATCGCCAAGAATAATCCCCGGCTCAAGCTGAAAGGAGTTACGAAATTCCTCCCGACCATACGGGAGCTATATCCGGATTACTGTGATAGCGTCTCTCTTATAGAGAAAAACTTCTCGGAAATCAGCGAACTGTTCAGGCAAATCAAAACCGACGGACTTCACATAGGGTGTCGTGATGATGAATTGCTGAATCTGGCCAATGCAAAAAGATTCGAGATAGAACGTCAACACTACCAAAATAGCCCATATTCTCGATTTGTGAGATGTTATACGAACCTAAAATCCGCTCTGAAAATGCAGGGATGGAAAGACGAGGGAATCGTTAGCTATACCGTATTGCTGTTACCGTTCTAAATGCTGATACCATGTTCATATCGAAATCATTAGCGAGGAAACTTCATCATTCCGCTTCGGTATTGTTACACGACGGAACAGACGAAAACGACATGCCGAAAGTCGCGGTTCGACAAGTGAAATCCGCTTGGGGCAAATTCGAGGCGACCGGTCGTAAAGGAGGGGTCTGCGTCCCTGCATTATCGGACGGCACCACCCAAATTTCCTACGCAGACATTTTAGGTTACCATACCGGAAAAGAAGCCAGCATACAGCCTTTGATACTCAAAGACTACTTCTGGCGGTCGAAAATGCCGTACCATGACTGGCCGGAATTTCTCCGGAACGCGGCAGAACTGCTACTTGCTTCCCGAACAGATACCGCCACCCGTATTACAGCCTCAAAGCTCACAACCACGAACTATTGGTTCTGCGACAAATGGTACGGAAACCGGCTCTCTTTCGTCCGCTTGCGGGACGCGAAGAAAGCCGCCCGAAAGCAAATCGGAGTAAGCGTAACAATATTCTCCCGCAAGACAGGGGACATCGTCTGTTTCGCCCCGGCATCGGGTTATTGCCCGCCTTAATATCACAATATCGTTTCACTCAATACCAAACATACGAAATGGCACAATTCAACATCCAGGATTACGACCGATACATCGTAAGTTTCAGTGGCGGCAAAGATTCTACCGCCACTTTTCTGTACCTGCTCGACCACGGCATTCCTCGTGAAAAAATCGAGCTGTGGCATCAGGACATCGACGGACGGGAACGTAACTTTTTCGACTGGGAAGTGACACCCGACTATTGCCGGCGGTTCGCCCATGCCTTCGGTGTTAAGATATACTTCCAGTGGAAAGAAGGCGGTTTCTATCGGGAAATGATGCGGGAAAACAGCCTGACAGCCCCCAACTGCTACGAATTGCCGGATGGCACTGTCGGACGTTCCGGTGGCACTCGCGGCACACCGAATACACGGTTACGATTCCCGCAAGCTACCGCAAACCTTCGCACCAGATGGTGTTCCAGCTACTTGAAAATCGATGCCTGTTCCGCCGCCATTGTCAATCAGTCCCGGTTCAACAACATCCGGACACTCATTCTGTCGGGAGAACGGGGTGAAGAAAGTCCCCAGCGGGCAAAATATGCCATCTGGGAATCTGACAGGGCGGACTGTCGGAACGGGAAACATCATCGCCACGTTGACCGCCATCGTCCCATTCGCGACTGGACGGAAGCGCAGGTCTGGGAAATCATCGAACGTTACCGGATTCGGGTGCATCCTTGTTATTACATGGGATGGAGCCGCTGTTCCTGTCGGTTCTGCGTCTTCGGCAACAAAAACCAATTCGCCAGCGCTTCCACAATCAGCCCGGAACGCATTCAGGAAATCGCCCTGTTGGAACAACAATTCGGGTGTACCATCAAACGGAAATGCGACATCATGTCCTTCATCCGAACCGGCACCCCGTATCGTCACATTACCGAAGCATGGAAAACAATAGCCACATGCAGGCTCTATATACTGCCCGTCATTCTTCCGGAGGACGAACAATGGGAACTTCCGGCCGGTGCTTTCGGGGAACAATGCGGTCCGGTTTAACAATACCAATAATCCAAATCAATCATGAACAAAGACAGACGAAAACAACTCGAAGATGTGAAAGATTCCCTCGACGAAATCATCGCATCATTGAACGACATCAAGGACGAAGAACAGGACGCCTACGACAACATGCCCGAAAGCCTCCAATCATCGGACAACGGCTCCCGTATGACCGACGCTATCGATGCAATCGACGAAGCCATCTCTTCCGTCGAGGAGGCTCAACAGCACATCGACGAAGCTACCGCATAAAAATAACAGGGCGGCTTGCACCGGTTCCTTCGTCCGGACCATTATTCTTTATTTACACGAACCATAAAAAAGCAACGTTATGACAATAGAAGAACTGTTAAACAGCTACTTTCAGCGCGATGCGAAAGTTTCCCAACAGCTCGACACCATCGAACGTGCCGAGGCCGATATGCAACCCGCGCCGAAATTGACTATTTCAGTACCGAACTATGCGGATGAAGTCATCCGGCCTATCCTGAAAATGGTGGCCGAGGCACTTCCCGAATACGAAATCACGGTGCCATCCTCAAAACAGTGCAAACTGGTCAACGGACTGTTCCAGATACGGACGGACAAAATCTGCCTCGGCGGTCTCTCGTATCCGACCAAGGACGACCACAAACTCTACTTCGCCCCGCTGTTTCATCGCAAAGCCGGCGAAAGACAGGAAGTGAAGACCTTGGAGCAATTAGTGAAATTGCTCCGTGCAGAACTCAACAAACGGGGATTGCTAATCCTTCCGAAACACCTTTAA